ATTTTCGTAAAAATACACCTTTCAAACCATAATTATGACAATTGTTTTTATTTTTTACATTTTCTATAGATTATAATTCCGACGAAAATGAAAAGTGGATTTTGTAGGATTCGAAGTGGATTTCGAGTTTATTATTTTAGAATATCCACATTAATTTTTAATGACTTTTTAATGACTTTTTAATGACTTTTTAATGACTTTTTAATGACTTTTTAATGACTTTTTAATGACTTTTTAATGACTTTTTAATGACTTTTTAATGACTTTTTAATGACTTTTTATATATACATCTTATTATATATATTTAAGGTTTGATTTTAGTATTTTGGCACGACCCCGCCGCCAAGAGCCACGACAAAGTCGTGTGCGTCATTATTTATTAGGCACATATATAGAAACTCGTTGACACTTGTTAACACTTAAAAATATTTATTTCAAATCAGACTTTAATTTTTTATAAAACTCAGTTTCTGTAAATTTATCATAAAATTCTTCAGTCTTTGACTTTACATTTGGAATAACATCCCCATATTCCTGCCCAACATATACACCTAATACAAATATCGCTAATGTTCTAAACATTATATTATTGTTTGTTTTATAATATAATGACAATTTATTTTTTTTTAATTAAATTACTATTATCTATACCCAACGTCCTTAAACGCTTTCTTATGTTTTCTTCTGCAGTTGATATATCAGTCTCAGATGTATCATTCATAATTTCGAAAACTATATCTAACATTTTCATATATTTATTTATTACTTCATTTTTTCTTTTTATTTCTTTTATATATTCACTAATTACTCTATCTTGACATTTTTCATCATTGCATTTATTATAATCATTCATAAAATCATTTCCATATTTATTAAATAAATACTGAACAACATTATCTCTAAGACTCTTTAATAAAAGTGGCGAATTCTCAATATTTTCATAAATGTATTTATCAACACTGTTTTTCGTGTCTAATTTTTTCTTAATACCTTTAATTTTCATCATCTGTTTACCACTCCATACCATCTTTTTTGCACCAATCGGAATTGCACCTCTCTTGACATCTTCCATTGTAGAAAACTTTCTTTTTGAAAATAAACCTGGCCTCTTTTTAATAGCAATTAATTCACCCATACCTATAGGCTTAATTTCAGCAAATCTTATTTGTAAATTTAATAAATTTTGAAGTTCTTTATCAAAACAAACCATCAACATTTCAATCTTTTTTAATTCAATATTTGTTCTTCTCAAATTTGTACAATTAAATACATCTGGCGCCTCCAACAATACAGAATTCTTAACATCTCCTACAAAAATACCATTTTCATATAATTCAGATACATATAATGGAAATCCTCCTAAATCTATACCATTACCAACAATTTTATAAGCAACCATACAAGCAATTATCATACGCAAATCTATTAATGATGTCCTAATATCAAAATTACTACCAGATATCTTTAAATTATCACTAATTTTATCTAATATAATATCAATTTCATCAACTAAATCATAAATATTACCAATATCATCAATACCAATATTCTTAACCTCTAAAATCTTTTTTACAATATCGTAGTAAACAGCTTTCTTTTTTGACAATGATTTTTCTTCATACACTCTCATTTTATCAGCAAATACACTACGCATTTCTGGTATTTCTGGTATTTCTTCACCCTCTTCAAATTCATCTTCGTATCCTGATACTTCTCCACTTTCTTCAAATTCACCTTCGTCATCTGATACTTCATCGCCGACTTCACTAAACATATCATCTTCCCTTGTATCTTCTGTTATCTGATCACGTGATTTATCATAAATTTTAAAACCTGGTGACATTTCTAATACATCATCTGATGTTATTACCATCTCTATTTGATTTCCAAACTCAAAACCATACATTTTATATACACCATCTTCTAAAAGTATTTTCTTTACTTGAAAATTTTTACCATTTTGTAATAATAAATCATTAAAAAATAACTCACTCATCTTTAAAATAATAGGATTACCATCTAAAGAACCAACCAATAAAACACCAATCTTTGACTCGTTATACTTAATAACTCTACCCATCATACCCTTATACATACCACCCCTAATAATAACTATATCATCTTTTATATGTTTTATATTCGTATCGTCAAAAAATATTTTTTTCTTACAATGTGTTAAATATTTATTTACACCGATTTCTGCTAATACAACGCAATGATCTATAATTTGTCCCTTTTCCAACGGATTCTCTGAATCAATATCATAGTTGATACCTATCTCTACTTCATAACTAGATGGTAAAAAATATCTAACCTCAACTTTTCTACCTTTATATACACCAGACTTTACAACTGCATCCATAGAATGATCGAATTTTATATCATTTTTAACCTTTGATAGTGCAACTGGAACTGAAGCAACTGGAACTGAAATTTTACTTGAAGATGCTAATGGCATTTCTGTAACTACCTCATCTATTTCCATTAAATCACTATCCTTCTGAGCAATTTTATTTTTTCCCTTATCGATTTTTAATTTTTCACCAAATTCTGCTGCAAATGTATTTAAAAAATCAAATGACATCTTTTTAAATACTAACAATAAAATAAAAAATAATAATGTATCAATGTAATTTATTCGCAAACTTTAATCTTTTTTTCAAACATACCATTCAAATGATCCATCTCAATGTCATTACGTCTTTTTGATAACCTTTGTTTTTCTTCAGATTTACTCTGTAATCGTTCACGTTTCTCCGATTCTACTCTGTCATTAAACTGTTTCAATTTCATAATAAATATCTGAAAAGCTCTCTTCAATTCACGATATTTCATCAACTCCAAATTTGTCTTTGTATTTTCATCCACACCATCCATTTCACGTAATACAAAAGGTGCCCTTTCAAAATTTTCAATCACAAATTTATACACCGATTTTAACTTTTCATCAGATTCATCTTCGCATTTTTTCACTAAATTAGTTTTCCAAATTTTTATCATTCTTAATGATGACGGCCCCCAAATAATACGCCCAGCATTTTCTATTATATTGTTATTTAATACATCACGAGTCGTTAAAAATTTCTTTGAAATTTCCTTTATCTTTCTAGATACTGCGAATAATTCGACTTGCTCATCTAAACACGTCAAGACAACAGGACCAAACCACTTTTGCAAAATCACATTGCAATTTTCCATCATCATCTTGATGATTTCAATAATCTTACCAGCCTTGTAATAACGTTTCATTTGTCCTTGTTTAATATCATCCATCGTAATCAAATCAAAAAAACACTCACCCTGGTATCCACCCTTGTCTACCTTTACAAAAATTGATTCGTTAATATCATCCTTCTTAAAAAAAGAAGTATCATACAATCTTCCAATAAAATTCTGGAAATTGCTTTTTGAAAAATTATAACCACTCTTTACAATCTCGTAAATTACTAAACACGAAACTATATACTTTGTATCTGTAGTTTTCCAATCATTCACTGATAATTTGAGTAATTCAGCCTTCATTTTTTCTACGCTATGGTTAGTCTTTTCCAATACTTCATATATCTTTATCGAATCCTTAGAAACTAATAAAGCCGATAAACACTTTTCTACTAATTTCATAATATTTTTGTCTTCTTTTGATAAAACACGGTCAACAATTTCTAATCTTTCAGAATCCTTAAATGTTTGTTTCATTTCAACTTCAGATTCATATACTATATCCCTATCACCTTCGTCATTATACGTTCCTTCTTGAACGTCCTCTTCATCTTCATTGTCACCTTCCTCATTTTCACAAATTGTTTCCATTTCTAATTCACGCTCTTCCTTTGTATACGACAATGTTTTTATATCACTAACAATTTCAAACCCAGGCATAAATTTTTCAATATTAGATATTTCCTTTTCTATAAATCTGTTTCTAACTTTTTCTACACCAAAAAACCCAGTATTTGTACAAGATATGACTTGGAAATAATTTCCATTAAGCAATTCAATATCTATGAAAAATAAATCATCTTGTTTAATGGTAGACGTCTTGTAACCATTTTTATCTTTAACTAAATGTGACGAAATCTTTTTACCAATAGCATCAATCTCTATCGTAAAAATGCTATCATTCATATTTTTTAATATACCTACACTATTTTTATAAGGACCACGCTTAAAGATCACATTGTTATCATTTATGATCAAACTATTCGTAGGCACTATTATATTTTTTTTATACTTTACCAAATATTGCTGAGGAATCATCTTTGATAATTTCCCAAATTTACCAATGTAATTAATATCAGACTTGTTTTCAGGAGTTTTCATAACCATCCAAAATTCTTCACCCATTAATCTAACACCATTTACCTTATCTGACATAACAGATTCATATTTGTTATTACAAAGTATTGTAGATAACATCATCATTAATTCCTGGTTAGTATAATATTTTTTATATTCCAAATTCAACTTGACAATGTCGTAAAATGTTTCATCACCTTTCTTATATTCATTTGTAACACACACAACACGCTTCATATTATCTTCATAAACACATACAAATTTACTAACTTGATTAGCAAATAAACATATTTCAACATATTTTTCATTCATTTTTAATTTTAAAGAATACATCATATCAATCTTATTCATTATTACAGAATTACCCATTCTTGTCATAATACTATCACCAACTACACAATTGTTATACATACTACTCATCACATACGTATACTCGTCAACCTCTACATCACACGTTTCCATATTATAGTCACATACAAACCCAAAATAACCCTTAAACTGACCACGCTTAAAAATTACATTTTTTCCGTGAATAATTTTTTTAACTTTTTTAATATTTTTAACTTCATTTTTTTGTTCATTTTTAACTTTAACTTCATTAATATTTCCATTATTTTTACCAGAAATATTAATTTTAGCAAATTCCTCAAACATATTCATATTCATTTTGTATTCGTCTTGTACAATTTTTATTGAATTTACAATTTTTTTTCAATTTTTTTTAAATAACATCACGTGACACGTTGTGTGGCGTATGTGGCGTTATGTGGCGTATGTGGCGTTGTGTGGCGTTGTGTGGCGTTGTGTGGCGTTGTGTGGCGTTGTGTGGCGTATGTCACGTGACATTTGCGTAAATGACTTGATGTACTCTGGATGATAATTTTGGCATCATCTTTTCTAATTGATATTGGCTGATATTTTTATGATCTAATACAATATAAACGTGCTCTCTTACTGGAACATATAAATTAATTAAATTTATAATTGTATTTTCAATTTCACGCATATTTTTACTATCAATTATTTCATTTATCCTCATATAAATTTTATCCGAATTACCACGTTTAAAAATTATATCCACTTGTGAAAAATTTTCATTTGTTTTAAAAAACAATAGCCAGTCGATCATATCACAATACAGTTAACAAGTTTTTCTTTCTTATTTTATTCAATTATTTCTTATTCGAATAACCATAAATCCTCTATTATAATTTCACCATTCTCTCCAGTAATAACAATGTATCTAGGGTCTTTTTCACCAGAAGTAAACGTGAGTGTATCTATTAACCTTTGCATTTCTGTAAAATATCTATCTATATTATACATTACAAAATGAAACATTGTATATACATATTACCATGATTTTAGTTTTCTGATTAATATCGTTTTCCACAAAAAATATACTCTATAATGATTTTTTGTTGCAAATCTTCACTATTCCTATTTGATTTAAATCTTTGATATTCCTTCTCGTAACAAATTACATCTTTCCATCCAGCGTCTACCATAATTGATATCATATTATCTTTTGATACTATACTTTCCGAAGAATAACTTATAAATACGTGTTTCGACTTTATCTTTTCTAAAACATTTTGAAATTCAATAGAAGCCTCCTTTTTAGAACAAAACTTTGATTTTATACCACTTTCTCGTAAACCAGTCTTACCTCGAATATTAGGATAATCATACCGACTAATCGTCTCTAACAAATGATAATTATCATGATAACCACGATTTGCTACATAAGGAGGATCTATGTAAACAACATCATACCCTGATAAATCATCCGATACTAACAAATCTGTTATATTCATATTTTTAGCTACATGATCTATATCATCAGTCTGCACTAAACTATTAATCAAATCTACATCCAAAACTAAATCTTTCAACGCACACGGTTTATATTTTTTTAAATATGCACCGTATACACTAGCTATATTACTAACCCCCGCAACCGCATACAATATAATTTTAATAATAAATTATGCTCATCTAAATTTATCAAGTTTTCATTTTGTAAACGCATAATTTCTTGACGAACTATATCAACTCGATAACCATTTTTGATAGATAAATACATTCTACCTTCACTACCAGCCTCTGTGTAATTATTATATATAAAAAAATTATCATCTGTTGGTAACACATCTACATTTTGTATCATTGTATTTATTTTCAAAATTACATCTTTAATCTTGACTATATCTATATTTTTTATAGACCATACAGACGATACTGTATATGCATAATGCTGAATATCATTTGTTAAAATTTTTTTACAGTTGCCTTTTAATACATCAAATGCAACAACACCAGTACCACTACATATATCAGCAAATCCTCCAATTTCACTATACTCCTTTCCCGTATACGTTTTAATAGTTTCACGTATAAAATCTAATAATTTCATTTTACTACCAATATAATTAAAACTCGGAAAGCATAGTTTATTACGAGGCATAGGAGTTTTTTTTTTATTATCTACCTTAAAATAATATTTAGTTTTTAAACTATAAACATCAACTTTTACATTTTTTATATAATTATTACGTATCATATCTATTAAAGTATCTACGTTAAAACGAAATTTTATACAATCTCTATTATTATGAATCTGAATCTCTCCTAAAGTGAGTCGTTTACTATCATATTCTACATATACTGTATTTGATTCATTCCAATCTTCAATCGTCTTTGATGTAGTAAACTTGAAATTTGACGCAAATTCAACATTGTCATGTTTATCTATAATATAAATTAATCCACTGTGAAATTTATACACTATCGTCCTATCACAACAAACGCAATTATGCAAATATTTCTGTAACATATCAGTTTTATGATCTATAAAATATTTCTTAAAATCACTTTTAGTAGTCAAATTTAATCCAGTTTTATTATTAAAACTACGAAAACTACACTGCCCAATACTTTGAGGACATATTTTATTACCAGACATTATAGTCTTTACTGACATTGTCTTTCCACATTCATCAGCAAAATCATATTTCATATTCATATTACCCATATGATTCATTTTCATACGTTTCAACTCTGGACCAACTGTATTATTTATATCATCATAAACATCATTTGGTAAACTTTCATATTTTCTTTTAGTGTTAAAAGTTACTTCCATTATATTACACATCGCTTTTTCTACCAAGATACCCAACTCTTCTGTATTTTTACACGCATATTTTAGCACATCAGATACCACCCCCTTCATTCTTATTTTTTACTATCAACATTTTTTTTTTAGTTTTTTATTAAATAAACTATATAAATTTTTTATTTATTTAATATAATTAAACAATGGTCGCTGTAAACATTTTTGACCCAATTGTAATCATGGTATTAATTTACACAGTTCTTATCAGCCTTCTTAGTTTATATACTAACCCTTATGGAGGTTCATTTATCTTATTACTCACTATATTTGCACTAACTTCCTATTGCTACTATAAAGTAAATAAAAATGAACCAATATTAATACCAGTTTGTGAAAAAACACCACATACATCAACACCACCCCCAACTACCACATCAACACCATTTGAAACCACATCAACACCATTTGAAACCACCACACCACCATTTGAAACTACCACAATGTCACCAACCACCACACCACCATCTTCTACACCTATCACAACTCTACCAACAATTTAATGTATAAATTTATACATTAATTCATTTATAATATAAACTTTACAATTTTAAACCAAGTTTATATTAATTATCTAAAAATCCAGATATCATTTGAGATCCTGCTGTAAATGTAATACCTTGTTTTATATTTGAATTAAACGTAGAATTATAATTTTCCAATATCATTGTTACAAAACCTATAACTAAACTAACAAGTATAATTTTGTAAAAATCGATACTCTTGTCTACAGCTATTCTTATAATCAATATAGCAATAAATGCCTCTAAAACTTCTTGTATATATATACCTAACCATTTTTTTACAGAATTCTTATCAATTTGCTCAATTTTACTTTTTAATTTTTCTACTGGATTAAATTCCAACATATATTATAATATTATAAAAAATTTTTCTTTATAAGTAATGTTTATTGATCATTTTCTACAATTTGCATTTCGCAAACCGGAGTCGGATTATGTCGATAATCTAAATAATATTTATATCTTTGTAATGTTGGAAGAATAGTCTTTATCTTTTTATTTATATCTTCATCTTCTGTATTCTCAAATTCCTTTTCAAGCTTATCAATTTCTTGTGACCATTTTTCACAAGTTACTTGCAACATATCATACCATTCATCTAACGTTTCTGCCATTGTTTGTTTTTTATTATTACACTTTTTATTTTTTATCAATTTTTTATTAACATTCCAATTCTTTTATATAGTCACCCAAAACACTAATATCACTATTATATAATACGTGATATACATTCTTGGGTAAATCCTCCAATAAATCGGTCTTTCCATGATTTGCAAACAAAAGCAAATTGTATATACACTTTGGATTTATCTCATTTATCAATCTACTAAATTCAAATATATCATCAATAGTCGTCGTATACTCTGAATGTTCATAACGAACAAATAATATCCTCTCATCCGATTTAACTTGCTCAATAAATCTAGCACCTCTACGTTTTAACATATCAATCATCTTATCTTCTGTATAATGAGTTGTTCTAATATCTGTATTATCCATAAATAAATTACCTCTATATATATATTGCCGTGTAACACATAATTCGTCTCCTACTACCAATTTATTTATAATATATAGTATATCTGTAAACTTTACAGATAAAAACCATTCAAATATAGATCTATTTTTTTCAATCTCCAATTTGTCAAAATCCCACGAAATTTGACATCCTTCTCCTAATAACACAATGATCATTTTATATTATATAAATAAAATAATCCTTACGTTAAAATATGTTTAATTTAATCGTTTTATATTACAATGAAAAAAATAATCTTTGGAATTTTAGCATCAACAAATGAACATTATAGCCAATTTATAGACATATGGATTGATAACATTACACGATTTAAACGAGGACCTTATGCTAATCTAATAGATTTCTATTTTATTTATAATGAACCCAATACATCCAAGTCCTTAATTCCTGATAACCAGGAACATCCAATGTATTATCATTACTATTCAAAATATAACAAAAATGATTCTATGATGGACTCTTTTCTAAATAGAACCGTTTGTTTACTCGATCATCTCGAATCAACACCATTCGACTATTTTATTAGAACAAATTTATCTACTTTATTCCAATTAGATATGGTAATACAATGGATTCAAACATTTCCTAAATACAATATTATTTCAGGAACTCCTATCGATAAACTTAATTCTATACATACATATATATCAGGAACAAATATAATATTGTCACGTGATCTTGTTGAATTTTTATTACTTAATCGAGAATATCTATTAGATGAAAAGATTTTACACGGCGATGATCAAAGAATTAGTAGTTTAATCGTACAAAATCTAAATGTAAATTTGTTATTGGTAAAACGTTTAGATTTTATAGAAATGACATACGATAATGGATATATACCTCCGTGTATTGTATTTCAAAATTGTTATGACATAAATAACTTGTTTTGTTATAGATTTAAAACTAAGAATAGAGAAAACGATATAAAATATATGAAAATGTTACAACAACAGTTCTATTTAGAAAATTTTAATCCATTACAATTCGTAACATCCATTTTAAATGATCCACTGGCACCCTATCAAAAAACAGGCACGCAAAATATAGATTACGATAAATTAACACATACAATGTTTCAAGTTCATGCAAACACAAATGTTATGGAAACTTATCATAGTTATAAAAATGTTGTTTTCAAATATCCATCTAGTGTATGCAAAAATGCCAATCTTTAAAATTACGAGTCACATAATTTTTTATTACATTGTTTGGTAATTTTATATAAATAATATTCCATTCATTGTTTTTATTCAAAAAAACCTTTATATCATCTAGGATATATACATTTGTACTCAATTCTGATGTGCAAAACATAACATTTAATTTATAATACTTTAAATTATTTGTGTATTTTATGCTATTTTTTCTTACAAAATACGCTAATGTCTTGTTGAAAAAATCAATTTGTATAATCTTGTCTATGCGTTCTATAATCTCGTATGGTAATTTTGTAATTAATAATTTATATATATCAATTTTGTCTATAGAATCTATGTTATTAAACATTATATACACTATATATAATTTTTAAAAAAACTTGATGAATTTATCGAATATGCTACATCACTATCAAATTACACTTTCCAATAACTATACAAATCCTTTTCCAATTCGTAATTTTTCCAATATTCAGGTTTTCTATCTGGTTGAACTTTAGCCCATTCCCACATTAATTCTAACCCACGCTTTGTAGAAGTATTTTCAACATAACCTAATAATCGTTCCGATTTTTCATAAGATGACCAAGCGTGTTTTACTTCGTGTCTTGGTTCTAGGTGAACTATATTATCAGTACCCGTTACCTCAGCAACTAATGCTGCAGCTTCGTTTAATGTAATATGATGTTTACCTCCAAGATTTATTCTTTCATTTTTTGCTTTAGGTGAAACAGCAGCACGCCATAAACATGGCAAAATATCATCAATATATGAAAATGCTCGTGTTTGTTCACCGTCACCATATACAGTAAATGGTAAACCATGTAAAGCCTTGTACATCCAAATACCCAATACATTTCTATAAGGATCCCAAATGTTCTGATACTTGCCAAAAATATTATGAGGCAAAATAACACAATATTCCATACCGTGTTGCTCATATGCAACCGATAAATCCATTTCACATGCGTATTTTGCTATGCCATAAGGATCAATCGGATTTGGTCTCATATCTTCTGTAAATGGTGTTGTGTTTCTACCATACGTCGCCATACTACTTGTAAAAATAAATCGTTTGATACTATATTTGATACCCATATTAATTAAAAATGTTGTAGGAATAACGTTAGACATATAGTTATATTGTCTAATAAATGGTGACAAACCCTCTGCTGCATAGGCAGAATAATGAAAAATATAACTAACTTTATTGTTTTCAAATACTTGTTCAACCAATTTTTGATCATCACGATTAGATAAATCAGCCTTTACAAAATGAAAATTAGGATTGTCTTGAGGTAAATTTTCAACATATCCACCAGAAAAATCATCAAATCCAAATACTTTATCAACACCCAATTCCTCCTTGTTTTTTAAAACATATTCACAAAAATTTGCTCCAACTAATCCAGCTACACCAGTAATTACAATATTCATATAGTTTAATATGAAATATGATTTTTTTTTTATTTTTTATCCGTGGATAAAGATAATTTATTCTTTTCCATAAAATAATCAATTGTTCTACTACTAAATAAAGTAAAACACCTATCTTTGTCAAATGTGAGTTTGTCATCTGTAACCACATCTATTTTGGTTTCATTTTTACTCATTCCTTTATCTGACAATTTATATTTAATCTAAATATAAATTTTAATCAATTTTAATTTTTACTCTTCACTTATAATTTGAAAAACATGCTGTAGATCCATGTCCCTTGTATTTTTTGGAAATGTTGAACTAATATTATCTGCTAGATACTCTGCTACGTTTTTTGGCTCTTTTATATATGTCTTAAAACCTACTAATAACCTCCCATTTAACCTTTTAAATTCGTTTATATTATTTAATATTCTATCTTTTGCATTTAACATTCTAAATTTGTTTATATTAGCATCGGATATAGCAAAGAAATCGGTAACGTGATAATCACTTGGTAAAAGTTCATTATTATTATAAAACGGATATTCTAAATCTAATTGGTCATCTAAATTACTCCATACACTATCGAGTTTTAAACTTATATTTGATTTTTTTATAATTATCATTTTATTATATATCATTTTACAAAACCTAAATATATCGTATTTTTTATTTGGTTTATCTGAATGAACACCAACGTCGTATTTATTTATTAATAACTTACCTTTTTGTTCTATAATCAAATCTTCCATGCCTTGAATATTTTTATGATAAATATTACTCGACATCCATTTGACAAAACTATTCCTGTCCATTTGTTCTAATAATATATCTTCGTTCTTGTATAATATAGATTCGTATAATATAGATTCATTTTTTATATCGTATCGTTTATTATCAATCATTGTATATTTACCACGTTTGTCCGTTTTTATTACAAAAAACTTGTTCAAGTTTTTAGAATATAACAATTCACTTCCACGTTCGCGTAAAAATATCTGATCTCTTTTATCAAACATTTGTTTATCATACTCTGATGTATCTCCGCGGATATGATATACATAATTTTGATTTTTAAATAATTCCTCTTGGTATGACTCAAATGATGAAAATGTAAAATTGGGTGGTGGTGGTGGTTTAAATATAGGATCTTTTTTAAGTTGTTCTTTAATCTTTATATTCTGTTGTTCAAGTTGAATATCATAATATTTAGTCTTATTTATAATCTCTTGGGCTCGTTCTGGATCTACGTATGCTTTACCATAATCTATTATATGAGGTATCACAGTTGTCATTATTGTTAGATTTTTTCCTCTATATATTATATTAACTGGTTCTGGCTTTCCCAATTCTATAACAAGAATATTACCTGTATGCAAATCATAATGTGTAAAATCAAAAATGTCTTGAGCTACTTGTAGGGAATACATTATCATTATTGTCAAATTAATAATATTCAATTCGATTTCATCTCTTTGACTTTCAGTTAATTTACCAGTTAACCTGTCGATGTATTTATCAAATGTTTCTGTTTTATTTGTATCTAAATTCCTTATGTATTCATATATGATATGAGGTTTATTAGGAAATTCATCATCACATAAATCAATTTTGGGTTCATTTTCTTTTATCGTTGCCGCCGATGATGATTTTGTAATAATCATACCACCTCGTTGTTCTTTTATTGTTTCTACAGAAGCGTGCTTTTTTTTTAAATACTTTAGAGTGTCTGTATTGAACCCACATTGTATTATTAACCCATAAACTAATGCAAAATTATCAGTCAATCTATTAATTCTTAATGTGTTTAAAACTTCACCTACATAATATTCATAAGTTACCGAATCACTTTCATCTGACAATGGTATTTTTACTAATAGTTGATTATCTATTATAGGTTTTTTACTTTTTGTTTCTATAACCATTACAAGACCATTTACGGAAGATATTGGCAGTACATCCTTAATCTTAAATATTTTTTTTGAAAAACCAGTTGGATCTTTTTGTATAGTACAAAAAACTCGTTTAAATGAATTTATTTCAGCTTTAGATGGGTGTTGTAAATAAAATTTTGGGGGCAAAGATTCTTCTGTTATATTACATTTAGTATCAAGTATATTTTGACCTCCTATTTGAAATTTTCTAACCTTGTTTTCTAAATATTCTACTAATTTCATATCTTTTAGATCTTCTTATATATATTATATAAAAAAATTTTTAATCCATTTATTTACTTATAATTGTAAAAACGCTTGTTAAATCCTTGTCTGTATCCATTTTACCGGAATTATTTTCATATATTCGCTCAATGAGATACTCTGCTACATTTTTTGGTTCCTTTATATATGTCCCTGTAAATTTATTTATATTATCATCGGATATAGAAAAAAAATCTGTTATGTGATAATCACAAGGTAAGGACTTTTGTGGATTATCAAAAAACGGGTATTCTAAATCTAATTGTTTATCCAAGTCACTCCATATATTAATATACTTTAAATTTATATTTGCATCTTTCATATATAACATTTTACTACATATAATTTTAGAAAGCTTAAACATATCATATTTTTTATTTGGTTTATCAGAGTGAATGCCGACATCATATTTTTTTATAAAAAAATTACTATCTTGCATAATAGTCAAATTGTTATAATATTTCTTATTAAGATTTCGATGATAAATATTAGTTGACATCCATTCAATCATGGCATTCCTATTTGTTATATTTTCACTATAAAATTTTTTTAAATTAATCTTTTCATCGTTATATATGATATAATATTTATTATTATCATTTTGTATATCATATTGTTTTTTATCAATAATTGTATATTGTTGTAGTATAAAAAACTTGTTTAATTTATCAGAATATAACAACCCATTGCCTTTTTCACGTTCTAATATACCATCTATTTTTTCAAATATATTATTATTAAATTTTAGTATTTTATCTTGTGTAATATCTTTTGGATGTAAATAATCCTTATTTTTAAATAATCCCATTTGATATAATCGGAATGTTGAAAATTTATATTTTTGTGGTTGTAATTTTATAGTAGGATTTTCTTCAACTTTTTTTTTATTTTCTTGATATTGTTGTTCAAGTTGAATATCATAATATTTAGTCTTGTTTATAATCTCTTGGGCTCGTTCTGGATCTACGTATGCTCTACCATAATCTATTATATGAGGTATCACTTTTGTTGTTATTGTTAGATTTTTTCCCTTATACATTATTATGACATCTTCTGGCTTTACCAATTCTATAACAAGAATATTACCTGTATGCAAATCATAATGTGTAAAATCAAAATTGTCTTGAGCTACTTGTAGGGAATACATTATCATTATTGTCAAATTAATAATATTTAATTCGATTTCATCTCTTTGACTTTCGGTTAATTTACTAGTTAATCTGTCGATGTATTTACCAAATGTTTCTGTGTTATTTGTATCTAAATTCCTTATGTATTCGTATATGATATGAGGTTTATTAGGAAATTTGTTATCACATAATTCAGAATTCTTTGCAGTTTTAATAAATTTTTTTAAAGCATTGTTTTTCTGTTCTTGTGTTTTATTAGTATCTATTAAATAATCTGTTATAGCTGTATTAAAACCGCACGATATTAATCCATAAACTAATGCAAAGTTATCAGTTAATCTATTAATTCTTAATGTGTTTAATACTTCGCCTACATAATATTCATATGTTACTGAATCACTTTTAATGTTTTGGGGTATTTTTACTAATAGTTGATTATCTTTTATATCCTTTTTACTTTTTGTTTCCACAACTATTACAACACCATTTGCAGAAGAAATCGGTAGTACCTCCTTAATCTTAAATATTTTTGGAAAATTATCCGGTTTTGTTTCTATACTACAAAATACCTGTTTAAATGCATCTATTTCAGATGCAGATGGATGTTGTAGATAAAATTTTTCAGGTAATGTTTCTTCTGTCATATCACATGTCTTTTTATCTATATTATCATTATTACCATCACCGCCTTTCTGAAATTTACCAACCTTATTTTTCAAATATTCAATTAATTTCATGTGCCTTATATCCTTACTATATTTAATATAAAAAAATAAAATAAATAAAACTGTATATTTAATAAAAATGTATATTTAAGTCATTTTATGTCACTATTACCATCACCACCTTTCTGAAATTTACCAACCTTATTTTTCAAATATTCAATCAATTTCATATCTTTTAGATCTTATTATATATTATATAAAAAAATTTTATCCATTTTAATTTATTTACTTATTCGCAAAAATCAAAAAAAGTAGTATTTATTGAGCAATTTGAAAAGAATGCTCTGGATCCAATTCCATCATATTTTTTGAAGGTAATTCTGTATTAATTCTCATTTTTAAATACTCTGCTATATCCTTTGGAGTTTTTAACCATGTTTGTGTATATGCGTTTTTATTACTTTGTGATATATTGAAAAAATCAGTGACGTGATAATCAGTGGATAAAAAATCTTTATTAAAAGGATATTCTATTCTTAATTGATCATCCAATTCATCCCACACATCAGCATATTGTAACTCTAATTGTACATTTTTTCTAGCTATATAATCAATTTGACTACATACCAGTTTAGAAAGTCGAAACATATCATATTTTTTATTTGCCTTGTTTGAATGAACACCAAAATCATATAAAGTCAATAACTGTTCATCACCAGACTTAATAATTACATTTTTTATTGAATCTTTTCTTGACTTTGAAATATTTTTATTGTAAATATTTTCAGATAACCAATTGACTAAATCATTTCTATTATCGATATTCTTTTCATCGTATTTATTTATATACAAACGCCTATTACCATCTATTACTATATATTCCTTATTTTTATTAGAACGTGTCTCATCAATAATATACACACGATCATTGTATTTTGTATATTTACCCATTTCTTTATCAGTTTTTACTATATAAAAACTATTTGTTTGTTTGGAATAATATAATTCACTGCCTGGACCCTCGCGGGTTAACAATAACTTTATTTGAAGAAAAAATCTTTTGTTAAAATCAACTATATCAACTATATCAACTATATCATCCATATCATCCCTTTTGCCCATTTGTTTAACATAATCCTTTTCATTAAATAATGCATTTTGATAAGATCTAAAATTATTAAATGAGCGTGTTCCTAACTGAATATCGATATATTCATGTTTTCCTGTAATTTCATCAACCTTTCCTGGATTTACATATGATCTACCATAATCTATTATATGAGGAATCACATTTAACATAAGTACAAATTTCTTATTACCATACATTACAGTCATTGGCTCAGGTTTTTCTAATTCTATAACTAAAATATTACCAGTATGTAAATCATAATGTGTAAAATCTAACTGATCTTGAGCTACCTGTAAAGAATACATTATCACTATCATTATTTTAATAATATTTAATTCCACAGTTTTCCTTTCACTTGACTCCAATTTTTCATTAAGTAATCTTTTAATATAAGACTCGAACGTTTCCGTTTTACCGGTTTTTATATTTCGTAAATATTCATATATTATATGAGGTTTAGGTGAAGTTCCTTCGCATAGATTACCCTTAGTTAGTATCAATAAATCCAACTTTGTCTTCTCAACTTCTAATTTACCTAGTTTAGAGAAAGTTGGATCGCTATCGTATTCTTTTTTTAAATCTGTAATCTTTCCTAAAAAGTTTGTTATCTTTGAATTAAAACCACAATTAATCATTCCATATACTAATGCAAAATTATCAGACCATTTATTTATTCTTAACTTATTAATTGCTTGACCCACATAATATTCATATGTAACAGAATCACTTTCAGTAGATTGAGGTATTTTTATTAATAACTGATTATCTATTATATTTTGTTTACTACGAGTTTCTATAACTACTATAACTCCATTAACCGAAGATATAGGAAGAACACGTTTTATTCGAAATAATTTATAAAACCCCTCAGGATCTCTATTAATAACATCAAATATTTTTTGAAATAAATCTAGTTCATCGCGTGTTGGATGTTGTAAATAAAAATTTTTAACCTGTTCTACTAGTTTCTCAGCTTCAGATTTCTTAACATTCCTATTTACCCACCCTGGTAATGGACCACCACCCCTTTGATACTTTTTAACTTTGTTGTCTAAATATTCCAATAATTTCATATATGACTTCTTATATATTTAATATAAAAAAATAAAATAAATAAAACTGTATATAACTAATGTTTCACAAGCCTTTTTAATTTCTTATTATTTTATTCAAGACGGATTATGATTTTTTGCCCCACCATACTTATCGTAACAAAATAATTCGTTTAAACACCTCTATTACCATAAAATTTACATTTTTGACAAATCACATACTACCACACGTGAAAAGCTAACAAAAAAGTGTATTTTTTAAGAATTTTTACATAAAAAGTTGCAAACGACAATTATGGTAACACCTCTAAAGATTTTCCTTAATTTTTCTTAAAAAAATTAAGGGTTGATTTTGAAAACTTTTAAAAATTAAAGAATTTTTTGATATTTTTGAATAAAAAGTTGCAAACGACAACTATGGTAACACCTCTAAAGATTTTCCTTAATTTTTCTTAAAAAAATTAAGGGTCGGTTTTTGAAAACTTTAAGAAATCTTTAAAAAAAGTTTGTGACCAAGAAAATTAAAAGTCTTAAAAACTCATTAGATTTAAACGAAGAATAAGGAAATTTTTGAATTATTTGAAATAAAAAATCGTATTTTTGAGTAAAAAAGCAGAGACCACGAGTATGGTAACACCTCTAAAGATTTTCCTTAATTTTTCTTAAAAAAATTAAGGGTCGATTTTTGAAAACTTTTAAAAATTTTTGAAAATTTCTTCAAACGATAAAAAATACATGTTGTAAAAAAGTGCTAAATCTAAACGAAGAATAAGGAAATTTTAGAATTTTTGAAATTTTTTCTAGGGTTTTTAACAAAAAATGCCGAGACCACGAGTACGGTCACACCTCTAAAGATTTTCCTTAATTTTTCTTAAAAAAATTAAGGGTCGATTTTTGAAAACTTTTAAAAAATTACCCCGAGACCATAAAAAATTAGATGTCAAAACACTCGGTTGTTTTCTAACCATTTTTCGAGCTTTTTTAAAGTTTTTTAAAATTTTATTTGAACATTTTTGAATTTTTAAAAAATTGCTTAATTATCGAGTCAAAAATCAAGTTTCACACTTGTAAAAACGTGCACGAAATTAACGTTTTTTTTCTACAACTTTTTTGCCCGTTCATTATGTGTTTTATATGTATTTCTTTTCTATAACTTTAAAAAAAAAATAATAAAAAATCAATAAAAATAACACCAGACCATAAAGTATGGTCAACCCGGAGAACACCTCAAAAACACCGCAAAAACCCGCAAACTATCGAGGCAACCCGCAAAACCCGCAAAAAATGGCAAAAGTCCAGGCAAAAAAAATTTTGAAAAACTTTAAAAAGTTGAAAAAGTTTGATAAAAAAAAATTATATAAAAGTTTCCGTTTTTTTGCGGGTTTTGCGGGGGAGACCATACTTTGCGGGTTTTTGTGGGTTTTTGAGGTGTTCTCCGGGTTGACCATACTTTATGGTCTAGATTGAGAAAAGTGTAAAAAGTCAAAAAAGTTTTTAAATGTCATTTTCATTGATCTTAATTTCAATTAAATTTACAATCTATTTTTGTCAAAAATTTTAATACAGTTTTTCTCCACACGATGAAATATCGTAACAAATATTTTAAAACAGAATCGGCTTACGATAATTTATGGTTTGGTGAATTATTTGTATATAACCCCCTGTGAAAATTTAATAAAAAGTATGATTTTTGTTAAATTTTGCTAAAAATTGATTGAGGGGGTTTGCGGGGGCTTCTGGGTTTTGCGGTGTTTGCGGGAAGACATCATCTTATATATCACGTATTCTTAAACCCACCCACCCCTTGTAACGTTCACCATTTAATGATGAATCTTTATATTTTTCTTCCAAACCACGAAATTTGATTTTAATATATTTTTCTATTTCCAATTTAAATTTATTCGACATTCTTGGTGGTATTTTTGTTTTTCCAGTATGTAATTCACAAACATCTTTTAATTTTAGTATACCATCACGTCTTTCTTCAATATTTTCATCCAACCAATTATAAAATTCATTGTTTTCCTGACGATATTCATTTGTTTTTACCTGCACTTCAACTGGCTCTTTTACATCTTGAAAATAATAGTCTAATAAAATTTTCATAAATGTCTGACGCCAAGATATATCTTCTCTCATCCTTGATGGAAGTGTTCTATCTATCTTGAATTCACCAGGTTCTTTAGGATCATCTACAAAACGTGAAGGGAAATCTATCACACGAATACGTCGCCATAAAGCTGTGTCCTCTCCTTTAATCTCTGGTAACTCGTTACATGCCAAAAATAACTTGGCTTCCATCACAAAACTCATAGCCTCTTGATATAATCCACGTGCAACAATTTCTTCACTACCTGTAAGCTCTTTGAGTAAACCAATGTTGATTTTTTCACCATCTTCAGGTTCACTAAGAAACGCAAAACGTTTATTCATTAATTTTATTTTTTCCGTATTGGCCTCATTTGCATTATTACGTTTACGTGTAAGCAATGTTACTTCTACTTTTTCTCCAAAATCACCCATCGCCAATTTCATTAAATTTAACAATTGACTTTTACCATTGGCACCAGTATCACCGATAAACATCAAAAAATAAGTATTGGGTATATCCCCATTTAAACATTCACTCATTTTCTTTAAAACATAATCTCTAACACCACGATGAGGTAAAACTTGTTCTAAAAATATTCTTACCTCTGGATTTTCTGAAGATGGGAAATCATAATTCACTGTCAAGTTTACATAATCCTCCTTTTTTGTATTACGAAATTTATTTTCTAATAAATCATACACACCGTTTGTAAATGGTAATAAATGTTTTTTACTATTTAATTTTGTAATGAAAAGTTCATCATTATTATAAATTTTGGCTCCCTTGATAATATCATCCTGATAACCAGGTTTGTGAAATTTGTTGATCAAACTTTTGATATTTTTATTTAATGTAATCGTAGTTTCATCCGTAGTTCTAGCATCATAATACGTCTTGATTTTATCAAACATTTTTGACAAATCTATAATACACTTTTTCATTTCAATATTATCATTATCACTTCTCCAAATAGAAGTATTAAAATAATACCAATTATTTCTTGAATACACAAAATCCTTGTTGATAAAAAATAACAATTTAGAAATCATTGTAATTTTATGACCATCCAAAACTTGATTTATAATATTGGTAACATCTTTGTTTTTAAAAATACTATCATCTAATTTTATGTCACAACTAAAATCCTGTTCACCATTATTGTTATAAATGTTAATATTAATAGTACCGTGATTTACTAATTGATTGTAGTTCATCCAAAAACTATTTAAATGTTTATATCTATCATCTATGGGTATAATTTGCGTTTTTGGAAATATTGCTTGACATACTTTACACTTTAAACAATACCCATTATCACTAATATGATGTTCTACATTACACTCTGGGCATTTTCCTTTTAAAATACGTGCTAAATTTTTATCAGCAACGCTACCCCTAAAAATCATTTCTTTTCTATCAAACTGTACTTCCTTTATATCTTTATCAAAATTTTCATTAATATAATGCTTACATTCCACTATTGCGTGATCAATCAATTCTAATTCTTGCTGATTCACTTTTAAACATTTTTTAATAATTTCATTTATTTCCATAGGATAATTTTCCAATTTTATTTCATTGTATTTATCCTGATTACATTCTGTATTATGACATTTTTGTTTAGCACTACTTGTATCTATTAATATATATTGATTATTACCTCTATGCTCTTTATCCAAAAATGGACAATACCTTTCCATTAAAGAAATAACTATACAATTATGGTCTTTGTCTATAAAAACATCACGGATTTTATTTGGAAAATGATGATATTCTTTTTGTATAAATTTTCTTAATTTCATTTTATCATCGTTATTAAGTTCCTCTGGAACATTTACTACCAAGTCACTCATCCTTAATTCTATAACATCGTTGGTATTGGCAATATTTCTAACTTTGCTAGAATCTATTATTTTATAATTATTTTCAAGCACATCGTCCTCGACTGATGGTAAAGGTATATAGCCTACAAATGATTCTATTTCTTGAAAATCATCACTTAAATCACTCTTTTTAAATGGCCTAATTTCATTGTTTTTATTACTATGCAATGTCCTAAATAAACCCTCTCTATAAACACTTGGATCAACTAAATATCTATTTTGTATATCACGATATTTATCTAAACCAAAAATTTTATACAATGTTTTTAATGTTTGTACATTGTCAAAAACTATTTCCTTATTATCTGTTGTATCAATAAATCTTAAAATAACATGAAAACTACGTTTTTGATCAGAATGAGATTCTAAAATAATTCGTTTCATTTGCACATTTTCAAATTGTGTTTTTATTAAATCTTCCACTTTTCCTATACACTCATCTAATACTAAATTGTAATTTTCATAATAATTAGTTGCAGTGTCTGTTACATTAGAGTCTGTTTCATCTACCTTGTAAATTTCAATATCGTAGTAAAAACACACATGTCTATCAGCTGGTATAAATTCATAAAAATCACGTTTATTGCATTTTTTTATAAAATTCAAAAAACACTGGTAATTATCCATCACAAAATATTTTGTAATACCCCTGTTACATATAATTTTCGTGTTAGTTGTTTCTAGATTTTCAACATTTTCTTCTTCTAGATCGTTTAAATAAGTCAATACCAAATTTTTATTTTTATAATATTTTATCGACATTTTATTGCATCTGATATGATATAATAAAATATGTTTTTAAATAATTCTTATTGTTATGTAATTATATGTTTTTAAATAATTCTTATTGTTATGTAATTATATGTTTTTAAATAATTCTTATTGTTATGTAATTATATGTTTTTAAATAATTCTTATTTAAAAACATATTTTATTTACAAGTATAATGAAACGTAATTTAGCAGTGTATTTTTCAGGTAGAATATTAGATTACGAAATAAATAAACCATATTTCGAATTGTTTAAAAAACATTTTGAAACTAAGTTTAATATTGACTTTTTTTGTTCAATTAATTCAGAAGTGGATAATTATCATCAAGAATTTATAACCTATTTTAATATAAGTCCATACCGTTGTAATTTTGAAACCTACAAACTACCAGAAAATAAACTAGAAAAAAATTACCTTAATATGTTTTCAATGTTTTATAATAATAAAAAATGTGTAGAATTAATAGAACGCTCAACCAAAAAATATGATGTTGTATTAAGATATAGAACAGAAGTTCGTTTTCATAATTTATTTGAAATTCCTGAAATTTTACAACAAAATACCATTTATATACCTGGTAATTTTGATTGGGGTGGTATAAATGATCAAATTGCATACGGTAATTTAGAATCAATGAAAAAATACACTGAATTATATGATAATATGATTGGTTATAATAAAAATAATAATGTAAGATATCATCCTGAAACAATGTTATTACATCATTTAAAAACTATTAAAATACATATTGTCCGTTTTATATTTCATTATAGATTAATGAAAAAATGTGATTTGTAGTAAATAATATTTTGTTTATAGTATAAAAAAATATTATTTTGTACGTGTAATAAACAGGATGAAACTGATTTCACATAGAGGTAATCTTAATGGACCTGATCCAAATAAAGAAAATACAGTAGAATATATACTCGCAGCAATCTATAATGAGTTTGATTGCGAAATTGATATTTGGAAAATTGATGATACTTTGTATTTGGGTCACGATCAACCTGATAACATAGTAAGTTTGTCTTTTCTAGAAAAATACAATAATAAATTGTGGATTCATTGTAAAAATGTACCAGCATTGGTATTTTTAAAGGATACTTTTAATTGTTTTTATCATAAAGATGATGAATATACACTTACGAGTAAAGGATATATTTGGGGAAATATTCATAGTTATGTTGATAAAAACGTTATTGCTGTCATGCCTGAATTAACAAATAAATGTATAAATAATTCTGCTGGAATTTGTTCTGATTATATAATGAATTACACGATTTAATTTTTTAATAATATAATGACAATTAAATTATTAACTTTTGATTATGGTAACGTTTCATACACGATTTTATTTTCCAATATTATAATATAATGACAATTAAATTATTAATTTTTGATTGCGATGGCGTTTTATATGATTCGTGTGATATTCATTATCATGCTTTAAATCAAAGTTTACAAGAACACGGGTATGATATAATTTCTGAAGAAGATCACAAAGGAATATACAATGGTTTAAGTACAAAAAACAAATTACAAAAAATGAAGATAGAACAAAATTTATACAATAAAATTTACCATAGAAAACAAGAAATTACTAGACAATTGTTTAATAAAATAGAAACTGATCATAATTTAATTGCACTATTGAAACAGCTAAAATCATCTGGTTATAAAATACATTGTGCATCAAATTGTATTTCCGAAACATTACATCTTATTTTAAAAAATTTGGGTGTAAAAGATTTATTCGATCATATAATTTCAAACGAAGATGTAAGTAATCCTAAACCAAGTCCTGAAATATATTATAAATGTTTAATTAAAGAAAACATAAGTTGTAAAGAGGCTATTATATTTGAAGATTCTATGGTAGGAATTACTTCTGCTGTAAAATCAAATTGTCATGTTTCTCATATTAAAAATCATAGCGATTTGACATTTGAAAAAATAACAGAATCTATTAACTATTTTCAAAATGATAACATAGTATTAAAAAAAACACCTTTCAGAAAGGATATCAATATTGTTATACCAATGGCTGGAAATGGATCTAGATTTTCCACAGTGGGTTATATAAAACCTAAACCATTAATTGAGGTAATTGATAGACCTATGATAACCAAAGTTATTCAAAATATAGGTATAGATGCTAATTATATATTTATTGTTAAACGAGATCATGTTACGAAATACAATTTAGATTCTATTTTAAAATCTTTAGTACCAACGTGCCATATAATTGAAATTTCTGAAACAACTGAAGGTGCTGCGTGTACCGTGTTATTAGCAAAGGAATTTATAAATGATTCTCCATTGTTAATATCAAATTGTGATCAGTATATTGAATGGGAAAATGATTGTTTTACAGATTTATTTTCTAGATTTTTAATACAAGATACACATTTAGATGGTCTTATATCTACTTTCACTGCAAATCATCCTAAATGGTCTTATGCTAATGTAAATCAAAATGGATATGTAACTAATGTAGCTGAAAAGGAGGTTATATCTAATAATGCTAGTACTGGTATGTATTTGTGGAGACACGGTACAGATTTCGTTAAATATGCTGAACAAATGATTTCTAAAAATATAAGAACAAATAATGAATTTTATATTTGTCCTGTATACAATGAAGCTATATCTGATAATAAATTAATAGGAATTTCATCGTGTAAAAAAATGCACGGGTTAGGTGTTCCAGAAGATCTTGAAACATTTGTAAAAAATTTTATGTAAATATTTTATACAATTTATATAAAATTTGATTTGATTTTGTTTTGTTTGATTTTGTTTTCACGTGTATTTTTACGTGTTTAATTTTAAACTTGACATTTCATTTTGTAATGTGTAATTATAATAATAATATTGTACTAATATGACAATATCTAATAGAATTGATAGTGCACCATTTACAATCCATGGAATATTTTCCACAATAAATTCTGGATCTACTGTAATAACACCTACATAAAAGGAATTACCAATAATAGTGAATATATACATTAAAACTGATAAATTACCAGTTGAATTATCTGAATAATTCATCCAAATTTGTGGTAAACGACCACCTGTATAAAATGCCATTGTAATCCATCCCAATACAGCACCTATATCATCATAACTTGTTTTGACTAAAATATTTAAAAGTATACACATAATCGTATTTATCGCTATAAAGGCAAATGTGGCAAAACATTTTATTTTAAAATTAAAAGTGTTTGTTCCTTTTACGTAATATAATACATATATCATCATTAATATACCGATACTGTAATGATACCAACCAATTAACACTATAGAAAATGGCATGTACAAGACAATAGTACCCATCAAACTTAATACATCAGCTTGAGTCCATAGTAAAATAGTCCAAATGGAAACACCCTTTGAAGAACCTGCCTTGTAAATAGCTAAAAATTGTGGTAAATAAACTATACTATAAAATATAAGCGAAAAAATACTTAAAACATAAGATATATCCTGGTTATTCATTTAATTATTTATTTGTTTATTATTTAATCAATTATTCAATTTTTATATATACATATATCGTATGTTACTGATAAAAAAACATACCAAGAAAAACAAAAACTGTATGATTCAGTTTTTGAAAACTTTTGAATATGATGAGTCAGATGATTTTGATACGTTTACTAAAATAGATAGTGTAAAATATGCTATTTGTTATTTCTATTTATACCTAAAAAAATACCTCCGTATAAATCTAATAAAAAATTACACTATGATGTTGCATATAGATACAAAGAATATCGATACCATTGACACACCCACTTATCAAATTATTAAAGATTCATTTACTGAAACGTGGTTTTTTACTTGTGACAAATTAGTTGTTTTATATATTGATAAAAATGAAATAGCTGATTTTTATAGTAAATACATATCATCGCATATTTATAAATTTATAATTTATAAAGATTCTGGAAATTATGTAGTGTTTTGTATATCACATATCAGTGATCAAATACGCGATTATCTAGGGTTTTTAGTTCATAATTATTACGAACCAAAATATTTACTGTTTTCTTGTTTTTTAAACCCAAATACGTTACGTGATACATCAAACGATTATATATCAAATCAATATTTAGATTACGATACAAAAATGATTTTAAATACATCTACTCCAGTCGGATTTGTTATTTTAAATAATAATTATAAATATAATATAAAAGAAAATTATATTCCAAAGACAAAACGTATGGAATATTATACAACTTTGGGAGGTGGTAAAGAGAATATAATACTTGTTAATTTAGTAAAAATTGCATTGAAAATAGTCAATGAATCTAAATATTTACCTGTAAACTATTTCATTTAAAGTCTAAGATTTTCTTTATTTTCATTAAAAAACTTTATTGTATTTTCTAAACCAGTTGTTATAGATGTAAATTCAAACTTTGGTAAATATCGAGCTAATTCATCAGAGCTTGCTGTTTTTTTATATTGTCCATCTGAATAAGATGTATCATATTCTATTGTTCCTGTAAAATTAAAAATACGACAAATTTCTTGAATTAATGATCGTATAGAAATTTCAGAAGACTCTGGTGGACTAACTATACAAGAAATTTCACATTCTGGCAAAAATCCTGATGTATGTAAACCAATAAATTCTAAAATAACATTCGATAAATCATCTACATATAAAAATTGTCGCATCGCTTTACCAGTACCATATACACTCAAATTAGTATTTGACATTTTTGCAATTGCCGTTTTGTGAATTAAACCTGGGATAACATGGCTGCTTTGTAAATTGTAATTATCATAATCACCATATAAATTCGTTGGTGTTAAATTTACAACCTTTATATTTTGTTTCTCTAACAACAAATGTGAGGCCAAATGTAAAATTCTTTTTGAATAAGCATAACCTATATTAGAATCGTGTGGTAATCCATTATGTAATTGATCACTTGTTAATGGATAATGTATATTTTCATTCGGAAAAATACAAGTTGATAAAATATTAATTAATAACTGAACATTTGTTTTTTCACATGCATCTACTACATTAATATTAATTCTAGCATTATCTATTAAATAATTATAATTACCATTAATATTATCATATACACCACCTACACGACTTGCTAAATGTACAACTATATCAGGTTTGTATTGCGTAAACCAGTCTATCGTCTGTTGCGTATCCCTTAAATCACAATCCTGTCTTGATAAAAAATAAAACTCGTGTTTTAATTCGTGATCTTTTACAACTTTTTGTAAAGATTTACCTACTAAACCATACCCACCAGTTACTAAAATTTTTAAACTCATTATATATTCTTATATTATCACTTTTTTAAATAATAATATAATTAGTTGTTAATCCCCGTAAATAGAATATAAAACGGATTTAGGTATTTTTTTGTTTCTGATTAAATGTTTCAAGATTATTTTATGTTTGTAATTTATTATAAACTCTGATGTTAATTTTTGATACAAACAAATTGATTGAAAATAAAACACGAATTCATCAATTGTAAACGAATTTACTAATGTATTCAACAGTTCCGTGGATAATGTTTGATATCTAAAAAGACAACCTAAATCTAAATAAATTAAATTCTTTTTTATAAAATTATCCGATAATTGCGTGTATCTTGAAATATTATTCCAAGATATAAAATCTAAACGATCAATAAATTGTTCTAATATCTTTTCACTAATACTATGTTTTGTAAATTCAGGCCATATTATTTTATTGTGATATTTATTTATAAAATCAATACTAACACAAGATTTATTACCACATAATGGATGCCATTGAACGTGATCTTCATATTGTACTATAAAATTAAAATCAACTGTTTGTTTTGTCCAAATAGCATACCAATCAGTATTATTTAATATATACGTATTCGACTCTGCAAACAAATACAAGATATCTAATGGTAAGTCTTGATTATTTAGTAAATTTTTACAAGAAATTTTATTGATTAATTTGTAAATTAAATTATTTGAAAATTTTTGATAACAAGATATTATTTCTAAATCTTGTGCATCAGTTATCCATTCTATCACACTTTCAGGTATTTTGTATCCTGTTGTTTCATTCTGCAAAATAATATGACTCCAATCTATACAATATTTGTAATTTGAACAAGTTTCTTTAGTTGATGGTATTAGTAATTTCTCATTATCAATAAGATTATCTACAAAAAACCACTTGTTATTTGATATCATATTATGAAACCACGTGTTACAAGAAATCAAGTTTGATAAAGTACGTAAATCTATATATTTTAATATATGTATCCAAATTTCTACAGGAAATTCTTTAAATGTAGAATTCATATGTATTATTAAAATATAATAAAATAAAACTCTTACCGACTTATTACAGACTATATATCTATTATTATGAAACTATTAAATTAGCCATGTCAAGAATCAAATGGTTTCTACTTGTTAAATGACTATTTAATTTATCATAAATTATTTGGTATTTTTTATAATTTAAAATTACAAATAACACATTATCGTCCTTGTATAAATCTTTAATACACTTTTTCATTTCATCTATGTCAATTTCATATATATATTCATCTATTTCAATACTATTATTTACCATTCTTAAACTGTCCCTTATACCTATAATTCTAAAATTTTTATTACGATATTTATTAAATGTGATATTACACATTTGAAAATATGTATCCCAATAATCCCTTATGTAATAATATGGTGTAATATTATATAATCCTAAACATATTTCATCATATAAAGATTCTACTATATTTTGATTTGGTATTCGTTCATCTTCATCTTCATTCTGATTGTTTATAATTTTGTAAATTTGAGTATTGCAATTTTTATCATTGTTTATAAAAAAACTATTATCCAATACAAGATGTGAATATTTACATGTGGTTTTCATGGAATTTGTATTGAAAATGTGGTTAATATTTCTGTTAATATTAATATAATTCAATGATACTAAAATAGACGTGTGTAAGTTTACAGAATAAATTTGCGCATTCTTATTACACACTCGTTTACACTTGTTTAAAATATCGACCGGATTATCTACATAATGTAACATATCATTTAGAATAATAATATCAAATGAATCGTAATTACATTCTTGTAAATTATAATTATTTGCATAAATTTCCAATGGTAATTTATAACATTTATGAGGTGAAAAATAACTAGGGTTAAAATTTTCAGATATAGAAGTTGTATTAACATCAAAACGTTTACGAATTTCATCCAATATAAATGTATTGTTTGCATCTATGCTTGCTATTTTTAATTTTGGAGATCCGCTCGGTCTAGATTTTATCAAGGATTCTATTTCTCCAAATAAATATTCTGTATAAAAAGACTCGTCCTCTACATAATTCACAGTAGACTTGCGAGGTTTATAATTAAAAATCTTATAAAAGTACTTTTTCATTTCTTTTTCTTTAATCTTATCGTTATGTCCCTCGTGATCATTTTGTTCGCTGTGTTCGTTGTGTTCACTGTCCTTTATAACGTGAAAACAATGTAAACAAACATGATAATCATCTATTATATTATATAATAATTTATCAATTTGACATATTATACAATTTGGCATATTATACAATTATTATAATATGTTAAAAATATTTTGCAAAACTACCGATGGATAATTTAATGCATATATCTCATACTATTTAGAAGTAGATCTCAATTTTAGCTTTTCTTTTTTTAGAAACGCGAACTAACCTCCAGTTTGTAAAGATACATTTTTAATAAGATACATTTTTAATATAATATGCTTTAATATCAGGATTTTTAATACTATGGTAAAAATTTTTATTAATTACAGTATTAATATAAAAGTTATTATAATTGTCTATTTTTTGTAAAATATTTACTTGCGCATTTCGACTAGTTATATATGACCAATATATACTAAAATGTATTTTTTTATTAACCATTGAAACTTCTAATAATTCAAAATATTCATTGTTTATATAAAAATCTAAATTAAACTTATTTAAGGCTGATTCGTAATAATAATATTCAGACTTGGCTAAGTCTACATTATAATCTTTATTTATTTTACCAAATTGTCTTAAAGCTAATAATACTCTGTCATTTTTAAATGGAACTATATCAAAATATTTTTTTAATATTATATATGCAATATTATTTTTATTTTTAAAACATAATTTTGATATTTCTGGAGTCAATTTGCATGTATTTTTAACATCATCTAAAGTTTTAAATTGATAAATGATATTTAAAAGTGAGTCTTTATCTTTAAAACCTTCAAAATTCATATTTATATAATAAATTATATGTTTAAATTATATCTTATTTTCTTATCAATTTGACATATTATACAATTTATTATAATATGTTAAAAATATTTTTGCAAACTACCGTCTTTTAATTAACGTGTCTTGTAATAGCACCTTGTACCATTTCACTTACCAATTCATTAAAACTAGTTTTAGGCTGCCAACTCAAAATCGCTTTTGCTTTTGATGCATCTCCTATCAATACATCTAATTCTAAATCTCTAAAATATTTAGGATTCACTTTTACCAATATCTCTCCTGTTAGATAATTAATACCAGTCTCGTCAAGGCCGTGGTTTTTCCATTCAATTTTTATACCAATTTCACTAAATGCTAATTCTACAAATTCACGAACACTATGAGTCTCACCAGTTGCTATAACATAATTGTCTGGCGTTTCTTGTTGCATCATTAACCAAATTGCTTCTACATAATCGTTTGCAGATCCCCAATCACGCATAGCACTAAGATTACCTAAAGCTAAAGGTGTATCAATTTTTTTATTAACATATTTTCCCACATAATTTGCAATTTTTTGTGTAACAAACGTATGCCCTCTTCTTACACCTTCGTGATTAAATAAAGTTGAACTAACTATAAACATTCCATATGCATCCCTGTATACTCTACATATATGTTCAGCTGCTAATTTTGAAATACCGTAAATACTTACAGGTATTTTAGGGGATTCTTCATTTAATAAGTTTGTACCATCAGTTTGATTTCCATATGTTTCACTTGTATTTGCTTGATAAATTTTACAAGTTTTTTCCATATCAAGTGTTCTAACCGCCTGCAAAATATTCAAAATACCAACCGTGTTCGTTTGAATTGTATAATTCTCCAATTCAGCACTAACTTTAACATGACTTTGCGCTGCAAAATTATAGATTTCATCTGGTTTCACTTTTGAAATAATACTAAAAATATTCATTGCATCCGTAAGATCACCATAATGAAGATGCACCTTGTCAAAAATATGTTCTATTCTTCCTGTGTTAAAATTAGAACTTCTACGAATAATACCATGAACAATATACCCTTTTGATAATAACAAGTCTGCCATAATACTTGCATCCATGCCAGTAATACCAGTTAATAACGCTACCTTTTGTGTATTCATTTTATATTACAATAATTATTATTTTTAAATAATAATAGATTCTAAATTTTTATCAATTATTTATACAATTTTCACCCGAATTCGAAAAAACTATTTTGTCTATATAATATATAAAACACTAAAAGCGCAGTATATGTATTATAAAAACTATATGTATAAATCTTGGAACAATAACGACCACTGGAACTATAATCACCATCTACATAACGACTACCACCATAATCATTGGAATTATCACCATTGGAATTATCACCATTGGAATTATCACCATTGGGATTATCCTAATTATTGGGATTATCCTTATCGTCTTCGAAGGTAAAGTAAATTTACAAAATAAATAAATTTATATAATAAAACGTGTATTGTATTTATTTTTTATATTTCGTACATTATATGTATAACGTTTTGTTTATAATAATTTTAATAGTTTGCTTTTTTCAAATGTACATTCGACGTTTAGCTTTGTCAGAATTTTCTAATTTATATGATAATGGGTATGTTGTTAAACATGATATTATTTCAGATAAAACTTTGACCAACATTAGAAATTATTGGGATTTGTCCGAATATAAACAAATTGATAATATCATAAAAAATGATATTGGTATACGTAATTTTATCCATGGGTGTATTAACAAGACGGGTTATGAATTTATGGATTATGTAATGTTTTTAGAAAATTCTATAGTACACACTTGCCATAGAGATAATAATTCGCATTATTTTAATAATGCTAAACCATCGTATACAATTATATTATACATAGATAATATGCAAAATTGTTTAGATGTTATTCCTAAAAGTCACAAAAATCAATATGGGGTATTTTTATACGATAAAACACGTACGTTTTTATGTAAAAGTGGATCCATTATATTATTTGATTCTAGCTTAATTCATTGTGGATCTATTAATTCTAGTAATCATAATCGTAGAATTCAATTAAAAGTAGCACATCGGGACGATTTGAAAAATTTATCTTTTTATCAAAATTATCATAAAATTATAAATAAACCAAACACAAATTCTGAAATTTCAAAACGGATTCAAAAACATTTATCATGTACATTTCCAATAATTTCCGATATGACACAAGGGTCTGATAAAAATTATATACGAGGAAATATATCACCACTAACTAAAATATTTTCAAAAGTATTTTATTCTGACAAAAATTACTATAAATTACAAGATGCTTTTTAAATAAATTACAAGATGCTTTTAAATATATCAGTGATTCACAAATTGTTCGTTATTTACAATATTTAGATCCGGATCCAGATCCATGTCATTAATTTCTGTAGTACTATCACTATCAATAATTGTATCACTATCAGTTTCGTTCAATAATACTGTATCATCGACATTATTAACTGAATTAATATGTTGTAAATCGTTGGTCCTCTTCATATAAAAAGTATAAGCAGGCACGGCCAATGATCCACTTACAAGAACAGCTGAAAGTTGAGCCAAAGTTTTAATAAATTGGTTAATAAAAAGTTCGGAATAATTTTCACAAGACATTGTTTTGCTAGTTAAAAATTATTAATTTTAAATTTGATTAAATTTTATAATTAAATCAAAAATATGTAATATTTAATTATAAAAATGATATCTACAAACAGCTGTATATATATCATCTGATCCTATAATAATTTGATCTGATGAATCATTTATTCTTTTTGTAAAACTAGCTATTGTTCCATCGTTACATCGAATACAGTATGCATTTAATTTATATATTTCATCTGCTAAGGGAATTAAACCTACTATATCTCCCATAGGTTCCATCTTATAATCACCAGATAACCCACCAACTATGAATATTTTATTACTAGTTTCTAGTTCATATTTAATAAAATCATATAAATCCACAAAAAATTGACCTTCATCTATAATAACAATTTTAGAACTGGTATATGTAGACATTTCCTTTAATTCTTTTAATTGCGATATCATTATTGCAGGATAAGTTTTATTATTATGTGTTTTAAATTGATTAGTATTATTACGATTTTTGTCAAAAATATGGTTTACTGTAATAATTTCATCAGTTAAGACTTTATATTTAGATATCTCATTCAATAAACTTGTTGTTTTACCAGAAAACATACATCCTATATACAATTTTAAATAACTTGATTTTAAAGACAACATATAAAAATAATAATATTATTTTTAATTTTTTACTTTTTTTTTAAATGTTAATTGGACGGCAAGGTATAATGAGTACCCTTAGATTAATGATCCCGTTTCTATCTATCTTTTCTTCCCAAAATTTATTATATATAAATAATTAAATTCTTAGATATATATAGAGTTAATAGTAAATGTCATATTGTTCCCCTAATATTAATGTAACTGATCATTATACTTGTTTTGAACATGATGAATTAAAGGAAATTGCATCGGCCTTAAATATTTATATCCAAAAGGCTAAACTATGTTTACTCGAATCTCCTAAAAGTAAAACTTGTTCTAAAAAAATTATCAATATTGATAAACTAACAAAACGCCAATTATGGTATTCTATTTATGATAGATTAAAAACCATTTGTCCATATGAACATTGTTGGGTAGACATGCAATTTATAAATAATATAAAAGACCGTTATCTTAGAGATAAAATACGAGATTTTACGTTTAAACCTAAAATATCAAAAGATCTAAATTCATGGTTATGGACAAAAGATATTAATAATGTATTACAACAATACCAAGAAGTAGATAAAACTTTTAAATTCTTAGGAGCATTACCATCTGATTTTTATAAATTGGTAAAAGTCAATTATTCAGATATTTGCAAGTATAATAAATTTTCTATAGTGTTTAATCTAGACAATCATACACAATCTGGTAGTCATTGGGTTGCATTTTTGATTGATAATGTATCTAAAACTATTGAATATTATGATTCCGTAGGAAAACTACCTAATAAAAATATTTCTACATTTATCAAACATATACAAAATTATTTACACAAAAAATGTAAAACAAAATATGAAATTTTATATAATAAGACTAAACAACAATACGGTAATAACGAATGTGGAATGTACACAATCTATTTCATTATTATGAGATTGCTTGGTAAATCATTTCATGATATATCTAATATGAAAATAAAAGACAAAGATATGAATCGTTTTAGAAAAGTGGTTTTTAGACCAAAAGTAACTACTAAACGATTAAATTATATTAAAATAAAAAAATAAAATGTTCCCTTAAGTAGCACATTCCACGTATTTAGTATATACTCTTGAAAATAAACCCATTTGTCCAGGTATTTCATAACGATAATGTAAATGTCGTTTTAATCTTCTTTTACCTAAACCTAGGAACTGCGGAACATTATATTCAACTGGACATTCTATTTTTATATTTGTATTACCCAGAATATCAGATTGAACGACACCACTATTTGAATAATCGTTGTAAACTCGCCAATCTACTTCTCCGGTTGTAGGATATTCCGATTTAGCTGCCCAATATAAAACTCGCGTATTAGGAGGAAGATCTGATAATTTAATTTCCGTCAAACCATTTGATGCCTTTTCTTTACCGTCTAAAGGTATAATCGGAATTACACTTTTACCCAAAAATGGTAAATAATAATCTCTATCAAATGCAAAATATAATGCGCATAACCCTATCATAAAAGCTACTACTCGATACCCAAACCCTTCATAATTCATTTTTAGTCCGTAAGCTTGGACTAAATAAAATAAACCACCTAAAACTAATATTAAACGTGCTATAATATTTACAAACATTTTTGTGTTTTATGTTTTATATAAACATTTTAAATTTATGATTATATAAAAAACTTTTAAAAAAGTTTAATCAAAAGTAAAATAAATATCAAAAGTAAATTAATCACGAGGATAATTCACAGCATACCAAAAATTAATACCCGTATATTCAAATACAATATGAAATAAAAAGCCAGAAATAAAAATAACTTTTATCATATCCATATCTATTTTTTGAGATGATTTTATCATAAATGATTCAACTAGCTTTGTAAAAAATAGTAAACATATACCAACAATAATAGCTTCAATAACGACAGTCGTAACTGGTTTTGTAGATGTAGCTATCATGTATATATTAAAGAAAAAAAATTTCTAATTTTTATTGTAAATTTCTGTCCGAATTTCCAACATTCTCTTCGTATACTTGACACTAATTTTATCATGCAAATCACTTATAGATTTAGACCCACTTTGTTCAAAAATATCTGGAAAAAAAGCATGACAAAAAAAATAAAATGAAGCACATAAGCTAGTTTTACAATAACAGAATGAATCGCAAAAATGCTGCCAATATGTTTGATTAGCAAATGTTAAATGCCTAAAAATTCCAACATTCTGTGATTGATTTTTCATAAAAATGTCAATAATATCACGATCACTTTTACTCTCATTCTGCTCAGTATTTTCTGTCTGCATACCCTTATCGCAAATTTGTTTAATTTCATCTACATTTGACATGTGTATTTCAATTGACATTGTATATTATTATATAACTTTTACATTTTTAAATCAATTACGTCACTACTGTAATTAATCACTACGGAATTTAAAAATAATTTTATCATATCCAAATCTTGCTGTATATGAACACATTCTATTACAGAATTTATAACAAATTAATAACAAATTAATATTTTTAAATTATTTCATAATATTATAAAAATGGTTAAACACAAATCATTTTCTAAAACAAAAACATCCGCCAAAAGAAAGGTATCTGTTAAACGAAAGGTATCCGCCAAAAGAAAGGTATCTGTCAAAAGAAAGGTATCTGTCAAACGAAAGGTATCTGCCAAAAGAAAGGTATCCGTTAAACGAAAGGTATCTGCCAAAAGAAAGGTATCCGTTAAACGAAAGGTACTTGCTAAAACTAAATATAGTATACGTGGTGGTGGTAACGATGTTAAAAGTATGGAAAATTTACCAAATGAAATGATTCTTACAATTTTAGAAAAGATGTCTTCATTCTCACAATTATTTAATTTTATAAACGCTTCTAAAAAAATAAATTCAATATATAATGGTAATAAAAAGTATATCATTAAAAAAATTTTAAAAAATAAAAATATAAATGATCTTTTAAATGAACCATTCTTGTATAAAATATTCAAAGAAAATCAAAAAGAGTATAAACAAGCTCTTAATTTAGTACATGATTTTATATTTGTAGATGACATCATAAATATATCAACTATGTTAAAATGGATACAGAAAAAAAGTACTATAGTAAATCATAACGGTGCCCGTTATACAGATAAAGAAGTATTATCTACAAATGAAGCTATAATTATTTTAGATTTTATTAAAACGACTAAGGATTATCATCTTCAGAAAACAGTAAAAAGGGGTGCATACTGGGAAGCACCGGAATTTGAATTTTTAATTTACGAATTTGACAGGGGGTTCTTAGAGTTAAATAACTATATTAAAAACGCAGAAACATTTGATATTATTTTTGATATAAATGAGTTCTGGTCTGAAAACTTCATGGCGGATGAGCTATGGAGTGAGAAGTATCCTTTCCAGAGCTATCTCCAATATATTATAATTCCAAAATGTGTAAAGGATGATAATACAAAAATAATTAATATTTTAAAAACAAAAAAAGTTGTTCTAAATGTTGTAAAAGAATTATTTGAAGAGGCTGCTGACTATGATTATGTTACAGATATACGTAAAACAAAAAACAAGTGGGAAAAATATTTTAAACAGTTGTATGACAAGTATTATTACGATAAAGAGGAAGATTCTGATGATGACTCTGATGATGACTAAGAAAATTTTATTTGTCACAATTAATCACTACCGAATTTAAAAATAATTTTATCATATCCAAATCTTGCTGTATATAAACACATTCTATTATACAATTTACATACATACTATTATTTTCTAAATTCGATACGAGATTTGAAAAATATTGATTATCTAATTTACAATCAAGTAATTTGCATTTTTCCACTAATGATTTTATTTCTACGTAATTGAAATTTGTATAGATTTCATCTATATCCTTTAAAATGGATTTTACTGTATTATTCATTATATATAATATTAATAAAAAAAATATTTAATTTTTTTTATTTTAGAATTAAATTACAGTCTGTTTCACCATTCAACGTAATACTTTTTATATAACTCGGGAAAATATTTGTACCATTTCTTTCTGTATCTACGATCTTTTATATATCTCTGATATTTCTCTAGATCCCAATCATCTGATGCGTATGTCAAAAAACGTTTTACAATTTTTTGAATAATTTCTTTTGTTTTTAAAATCTTAATTATTTCTTCGTTATCATGTTCCACACTTTCTCTAATCATATTTTCGAGAAAGGTGTCCAAAGTATAATTTTCACCCCACACTTCCCCGTCAGATTCGTAGTACATGTTATTTATGTCAAAAATAATATCAAATGTTTCTAGTTTATTTTTACCAGCCAATCTACCTTTTCTCCAGTTTTTCTTATAGTGATCTAACTCTAAGAACCCCCCCCACCGAAATAGATCGAATATAAACCCAAATTCTTTTTTCCTAAAAAGATCATCGTTATTATTATTCCTTTTAAGAAAATTTAAAACCCTTCTAGCTTCGTCTGTAGACAATACTTTTACACGCTTACTACTTTTATCTTTCATCCATTCTATATCTTCTGTATTTGTATCATTACCACCGCGTATACTATATTTAGTTTTAACAGATACCTTTCTTTTGGCGGATACCTTTCGTTTAACAGATACCTTTCTTTTGGCGGATACCTTTCGTTTAACAGATGTTTTTGTTTTAGAAAATGATTTGTGTTTAACCATTTTATAATATTATGAAATAATTTAAAAAAACTTAAAGTTAAGATATTTTTTTTATTTTAGAATCATCTATACAATTATTATATATATCTTGTTCTATTGTGTCCTTTATAATAAAACGATATATACCAATAGGTCTTGTTTGACCTAATCTATCAGCTCTTCCTATTGCTTGGTATTCTATATTTTTTCTATATTCTTCTTTGCCGTATATTGGTTCTAAAAATATAATTTTATTTGCAATTGTTAAATTTATACCACTTGCTGAATTTTTTGATGACAACATTATTAAATTAATATTCGGATCTTTATAAAATGAATTAATTGCACGTTTACGTTGATATACACTACCATTACAATATACTAATTTTATATTTTGTTCTGATAAAATACCACCTACTTTATGTAATAATTCATCCCATTGAGAAAATAAAATTACTTTATTATCATTCTGTAAAGCTGTTTTTAAAAAATAAATAATATTCCCTATTTTTGTAGATTTTACTGTTTGTATAATACTAGTTAATTCATTATCTGATTTCGATACAGGTTCTGAATTTTTTAATAAAAAAATCTCTTTATTCGACATTAATGTATTACACGATGGACATTTTATTGTAGCTGAAAATGATTCTTTAGCCTTATGAGTTTGATATAAACAATCCCAGCAAAATTTATGACCACATTTTGTTATAGATAAATTGTTTATATCAATTTCATCTAAACAAATCGGACATGTATCAGAATTTTGTAAATTTTCTAAACGAGATTTTAAATAATTATACGTCCTGGATATACTTTCGTAATTTTTCTTGGATGTAGTTAATTTCCTCTTTAATATATTTATCTGCAAACGTATAGCTTCTTCTTCATCTGACATATTTGTTTGCAATTGGTCTTCGTAATCTTTAATATCAGATTCTATATTTTTTATACGCTTTTCTTCTATATCAATCTGACGTTTATTATAATTCAATAAACAATTGTGAATTTCGTCAAATGTTTTACAATTTTTAATCATTTCACGCGTATCTTCGTTTAATTCTGGATGACAACATAATCGTATTAAAAAATTAATGTAATTCCCTCGAGCACCAGATACATACCCGTCATATATTGATCTTTCTTGTGATGTAAATTCCAACAAATTTGTAAATTCGTTTATAATATTTTTATCACGTTCTAAAATAACAGAATCTTTTGTATTTCTACGAAACAAAAATTTACATTTATTTATTATATCACCGTTTTCTAAGCCTAGTTGTATTAACGTATTCGTAGAAAATGATGTCATATTCGTTGTATTGTTATGGAATTTGGATATACTATTATAATCCGTATTGTATGACATTAATTTGAGAAAACTATATGTTTTATGTACAAATGGAGTCCCTGTAATGCACCATTTATATTTACTGGATAATGTAAATTTTTGTAATAATGATAGTGGTATTTCGTGAGCTTCATCATATACAACTCTACGCCAATAAAACATACTAAAACAATTAAAAATTTTGGTATTCAATAATTTATTATTATCTGCCTTATCATACGAGTCTAAATACGTTGATAATAAATTATTTCCACATTGTTCTATATTTTGCAAATATCGTTTATTTGATAAAAATTCATATGATATTATGACTATATCTGAAAATAATAAATCTGCTAATGTTATATTCGTATATTGATCGTATGTAACTACTAATAAAATTCTATGAGTGTTATGAAATTTATCATAATATTCTTGAACCCATTGGTCACATAATTGATTTTTACAAATTATTAATGAAGCATTTGTTTTTATAAAAGGTTTTGCATCCAAATCAGTATCATTTGCCGGCCCATACGTAATATATTTACGAAAATCAAATTCGTCCAAATTTTGTAACAGAATTTGCCTTTTATCTATAAAAGGTGTATTCATATGTTGTTTACAATAATGAAAATTCTTATATTTCGATTTTGTACAACAACTCCCCCTATTTTTACCTCTTTTATAAAAATAATTACAAGCCTCCCCAAACTTTACAAATTTGTCATTTTGCAATTGCAATTCACAATCATTTTGTAAAATATAATACAATGTAATTATTGTTTTACCTAAACCAACTTCTGATATAATATTTCCACCATAATATTTAACGAATTTAGGTGTTTGTTCATGTATCGTTTTCGAAGGTGATAATAGATAATCGTGTAAATAAAAATCATCCAAAACAGGGTATTCTTGGCAATAATTATATGTTATAATATTAGACCCATTATCTACATCGTTTTCAATAGATTTCATCCATATTACATCTTCTTTTTGATAATTATATAAACGTATATGTGGTTTTAATAATGTATCAGATAGGGGGTATTCACTAATCTGAAATTGTCTTTTATAATCAAAATTTTCAATGTTTGATAAAATATCATCGTTTTGTTTTATAATATCATTTCGTTTTTGATGAATTAATAGTTCTATCAATAAATATGAAGATTTTTTTGGTATAGGACAAGAAAATTCAGAGTATTCCTTTTTACACGTTTCAATGACTTCATTTTTTATATAATATGATATAAAATACACAGGGTCCTTTTCAGAATCTGATTTTTCTATTTTGATAAATAGAAATTCTTTTCTATTACTTCTCATCCTCATATTTATAAAATAATTCATCCTACTTATAAATCTTATAGGTTCGTTGATCATAGATTCTAGAGATAATTCATTTAAATATGGATAAATATAATGATTACCATAATAAAAATTAAAATGAAGTTTTGAATCAACATATTCAGTTTTTGGTATATTATATATATTTAAATATATATTATTCCTACTTTGTTCTGGTATATCATCAGCATCTATGATTACCAATTTTCTATCACCGTAAATTAATCGAATTTTCTCATCTGGTATAGATTTATGTAACGTAATAGGATTACTTGCAATTTTTGTAAAACCTGTAAAATAAGATATCATTAATATTATAATATATTATTTTTTTAAATTAAAGGGCAGTTTTTTAAATTAAAGCACGTTTTTTAAATTACAATTTGATTTTAGGTAATATATATTGTTTCATTAACAGGTAAAAGATTAATATAATAGAAGCCTTAAAAACAGTTAGTAGTATATTATTGCTAAAATAACCAGGTGATATAACACTAATATACGTATCTAATTCAGTCCTTGTTGTAAGGATAAGCAATATCAATAATAATAAATTATCTTCTGTAATTTGAGATTTAACAAATGTTAAAAAGTTTGGATTATCAAAATCATCATTCTCAGTTTCATCTGTAAAACGTACTTTTTTTTTAATATTCATATGAATATTAGATGGGGATGTTTGACTTTGATCCATTCCATTAATATTAATATTTGACAATTCATTTAAAACTTCATTTGGCAAATTCGGCATTTGTTGCATTTGCATTTGTTGCATTTGCATTTGAGGAGGAACTTGCTGCATTTGTTGAGGTGGTTCATTAATAGATGGACCTGGTAAATCAGAAATTCTAGTAGACATTGACATTTTTATACTATAAAATATAAAAAAAAATACGTGATTAAACTTAAAACCCTGCTTTAAAATATATTGCTGTTTTTTCATCAAAATCATCAGGTTTAACAGTAAACGATTGAAAAAATTTGTGTTTTAATAATTCTAATGGTGTAGGTAACTTAAACACTTGCTCAGCCCCATTCATCAATCTACCTTCTAATAAATATTTGTCATCTGTATTATTATTTGAAATCGTAGAGTTTCTTTTTTTAACTGATTCATTATCACTACTATTACCACTACTATCACTATTTGTAAAAATATGTGATTCTGGTAAAGAATCTAAACTTGAATCTAAATCAGATGATGATTTTGAAGTAGAAGTAGAATTATTATCATCCGGTATTACCTCTCTAGGATATAACTCAATAATCCAGTCAAACAATTCCTGAGAAATATACAAGTCCAATAATGATGTCAAAAAATAATGAACATCATATACTTCATTATAATTAAATGGTACATTTAAATCTCTATCTGATAAATTGTCTATTTCTTCATCTGTAATAATAGTTTTATGCAATTTTCTATCATATTCATATGGGCCTACTATAAATTTATTAGGATATGCATCTTGTATTTTATCCGAATATACCATACAAAATTCAAAATCCCATAAACGAGGAATAATACCAGTATTCTTTATATAATATGTTTTGTTATCTATTTGATATACAAAATATCCACCTGGTTTAATAGATGTATCTATTAAGATATTACCATAATGAAAATCATTATGCATCATACGATAATATTTTTGAATAATTGCAATAGTGTAAATCAATTGAAATACAATATTTTTCCATTGTTCATCTTCTATTTCTTTATCATTTTCATACGTATTATAAATCCAATTATCTAAACTTCCACCATCTACATACTCTGATATTAACATATTTGAATGTGTTCTTATACTACCCTCTACTTCTAAACGTTTTAAATTTAACATTTTTAAAGATTTACTTTTATTAGAAACTTTTTGTGTACCCAAATAATATACCAGATGTGGTGATATACCCTTATTAACTATATTATCAGTTAAACATTTTAATATGATATTTTCTAAATTACACGGATGTTCTGCTTTTTCATATTTTGTTTCAATTGGTACTACTTTTAAACCAAATTTTATTCCTCGTGTTATTTTATTATAACTTCTTTTACAACCCTTGAAAGGGTATCCCTTGATCTCTGATGTATTTTTTACTTTTACTAATTGAGATAATTCATCCAAGCCAAATCGCTCCCTTGTTTCGTCAAATAAAATTCTACGTTTTTTAATCTCATGGCGAATAGTTTGTAGGTATTTTATTTTCTTATTTAATGAATGATATATTTTAGTAGAGTCGGATGAATTTATATCCGCCTTATCAGACATCTTTTTAATGTAAATTTTTATTTTAGTTTTAGACGTTTAACGCAAAAATTGAAAATATTTTAATGTCGGTTGATTTTTAAGTTTATATTATAAAGTAAAAATAAGTAAGATGAGTAAAATTTTACAAATCAAGATTTTTAATGATGTCTTAGATCAATTGATTGATTATTTAGAAAACAATTTTTATTTTTTTAAATCAGATCTAGTTTTATGTAGAAGCACTATAGAATTTGTAAGGCATAGTAATCCTAGATTAGTTGTCGAACAATTTATGAGCTATGTAGGTCCATATAAATCACACATTTTTAATTGCGATGAAGAATTCTTTTTACATACACAAGTTGATACTATTGTGCCAAAAGATAGTTTAGGATTTGTCTCTAAAGTACGAAATATATGGCTTTCAAATGACATTAGTGATAATCAAAAAGCACATGTATGGTTGTATTTCCAAAAATTATTACGAGCTGGTGAAAAAGTTTAAAGTTTTATTAATTAAAACATCAATAAAAATTATTTTATATCTAATAAATTAAAAAAAGAATCGTTGTATTCTATCCAACGTAATACCTCAATAAAATCATATTCTAGACAAATACCCTCGTCACCCATTGTAAAACAATTTTCACACAGACCACCATCACCATAACTAATGCAATTTAAACATACACCCAATTCTTGTGAACAAATACCACAAATACCATCTTCACTTTGAAAACAAAATTTGCAAAACGCCTTGTTATTTAAAAATGACATACTATTAACAATTTTATATAATTGTTAAAAATAATTCAATTTTTAAACGGTTCGGTCGTCTTACTAAATTATTTTACATATATGTATTAATGGAAGAAAGTACACCAGAATTTGAATCCCAAGAACAACCCCAAGAACAACCCCAAGAACAACCCCAAGAACAACCCCAAGAACAACCCCAAGAACAACCCCAAGAACAACCCCAAGAACAATTATCTATTCATAATATGGTAGAAACAGAATTAAGAGCAAACTTGCAAAAATTTTTTAATGAAATTGATTTAGTTTTTGATTATGTTCCAAAATCTGATGTAGATAAATTAAATGCATTTTTAAAAGGATTATGTGATGATAATGTACATACATTTACTAGTACAATTTTAAAAAAATTAAAACCATACGAAGAGAAAATTTCACATGTAGTAATGTCTAAAACAAAACTCAAGTCTAGTCATTTTACTTTTTTGAATGAAATTGTCTTATTTAATAATGTATTAAATTTCAGTGTTTTTGCAAATGAAAACAAAAATACAAAACGCACCATTGTAAATTATTTATACAATGTGTACATGTCAAGTTTTATTTTACAAAGTGGACTTCCTGATGTTTCCAATATTCAAGATTTTGCAAAAGGAATTAATCAATTTGTTGGTAATTTAAAAATTCAAAATGAAAAACATACAAGCGTAGAACAAGTACAACAAGTAGAACAAGTACAACAAGTACAACAAGTACAACAAGTAGAGCATATCTTGAATCTTACAGCTGGTGGTGGTGCTGGTGGTAGTGGTGGTTTTGGATCTGTTTTGCAATCATTGATGGGTAATAAAGAAATTATGAATTTAGCTTCTGATTTGAGCAAAGATATTCAAAGTCAAAATTTGGACCCAATGGCTTTATTGAGTTCTATGATGTCTGGTAAGCCCAATAGCGCTATTGAAAATTTAGTAAGTAATATTACTGGTAAAATTGAAGAAAAAATTAATAATGGTGATATTGATAAAAATTTATTACAATCACAAGCACAATCTATTTTAAAAGGTTTTAATCAATCTCCAAAAAAATAAACTCCTATTTTAATTAATTATATAATTTATTAAAATTTTTTTTAACGTGTAATATAAATGAACAAAAATATAAAATCAGATCCGTTTTGGTATAATGATATTGGTATTTTGATACATCCAGATAGATTAACAGAATTTTTTCCTATTGGTGATCATACATTAGAAGAAAAATTTAATGCTTTAGTAAGATTATCGCTGTATATTTCCCTTGTTTTGTTTTATTACCACGCTGATTATAATTATATTTCTATATTTTTAGCAACTCTTTTAATTACCTATTTTGTTTGGATTAATAGACCTTTATCATCCGAAACAAAACAATCATCTGAAACAAAAGAAGAAACTATTGAAAAGTTGGAAAATGAAACGTCAACTGAATGTACACGACCAACCCTTGATAATCCTTTTATGAATGTTACAATGAAAGATTTACTTAATATTGACGAAACGACTGGAACTGTTGTCGATAGACCACCAGCTTGCGATATAACTGATCCTGAAGTTAAAAAGGAAATCGATAATAATTTTAATAATAATCTATTCAGAGATGTAAATGACATATTTGGAAAAATGAATTCACAAAGGCAATTTTATACTATGCCATCCACCACTATCCCAAATGCCCAAGATGAATTTGCAAAATGGCTGTATCTTAATCCAAAAACATGTAAAGAAGATCAAGATTATTGCGTAGCATACGAAGATCTTCGTGCCAAACGACCTGTTTTTTATGATCCTACTCAAAATCCAGTTGAAACTAAAAAATAAATGAACCGTATGTGAACATTTAATAGAAAAATGTTTAATTTATATCACCTTGATTTAAATTAAATTTTAATGGCACTTATACATATGCATTCAAATTATATAATTTTTCCCAATGGTGAAAAATTTGACGTCTAGTTTCAATTGATTCTTGTAATTTAGTATCATAATTATTTAAAAATTCCTTATTGCTACAAAGTTTTATAGCATTTTCTAGATGACTACATTGTTTATCTAACAAAATAGTATTAATGTATTTTATATTTTCACAAAATGATTCGGGAAGTTCTTTAAACAAATTAAATGAAACGAATTTTGTCTTTGTTTTGTTTATTTTATCCGACAATTTAGACAATTCATTTAAAATATTTTTACGATCATTTTCAGATAAATCAAAATATTTACAAATTATATATTTCTCAGAATTCGTAGGTCTGCTTGTTTTTGGTTTATAAATATAAACTTCCTTATAACATAGAAATAATAAGTAAATCAAATGAATGCTGGTTTCTGTTAAAATATCAAATACTTTTAAAATAAAATGTCCATTTTGTTTTTGAGAACAAATAGCAGAAAAAATTTCACTTAGGATCAAATTATAATGCAATTGTTCTTTATGATTAAAATCTGTTCCTTCATCAAAACCACCATCTGCCGTAACTAAATAAAAATTTTTGCCAGCCAATGTTGAAATTTGATTAATATTTTCTAAATTATTAATATCTCCTGTATTATCTTTACCATAACTAATACATAAATATTTGTTTATAATATTTTTGTTATAACTAGGCAAATTATAATTCCGATATTGAGGTAAATCTTTATTTAAGGAAATTGTCCAAATTTTATAATCTTGTTTCGGTTGACGACGTTTTGTTACGACTGTTGTAAATCCTTGGTCATCAACTGATGGTTCGCGTTTTTTAGGTGGTGCGTTTGGAAGTCTATCTATTTGTAAATAAATATTTGTACCTTGAATAAATCCACCAGGTGCTTCTGCACAATGTAAAATTAACTGATCGTCGTCATAATCTTCAAAAATTTCAAATTCGTTTATAATTTCCCAATATTTGTAAAAAGCTCTGTTAATAATAGGATCTTTTACTTGAAAATCATATACATTAATATACCATCGAACTTTTTTCCAACTATCACCGTCAATATTATCAATACGATTTCTACAAATATTTAATTTATCATTATATCCATAACATTCTTTTGCTACCTGCGGATCATCACATGCTTCTAAACTAATGTCTAATTTATAATTATCACGCTTGTCATTATTTAATCTGAACAACATATATTTTTAAGAAATATAAATTTTAAATTCATTTTTTAGGTAAAATTATAAATTTATAACTGTAAATTGTAAAATTAATTTTTAGATAATTTTTAATTATTGGTATATAGTAAGCGTTATGGTTTTGACTAAACAAAATACTATATTTGTATCTATAGCTAGTTATAGAGATGACGTATGTACTGATACGTTAGATTCATTATTCAAGATGGCAGAATATCCTAATAGAATTTTTGTCGGTATTTGTCAACAAAATAATTCTATAGAAGATAAAGACTGTCTTTCAACAATTATAAATACACCTCTAGAAAATAATGTTAGAATAATTCGAATACCACATTATGAAGCAAAAGGACCGACGTATGCTAGATATTTATGTAGTACTCTTTGGAACGGTGAACAATATTTTTTGCAAATTGATAGTCATACTAAATTTGTTAAAAATTGGGATAGTATTTGTATTAATATGATCCAGTCTATGAAAACAAATAAAATATCACAAAAACCAGTTATCAGTTATTATCCAAAAGAATACAAAAATTATGAAAAATACACAGATGATCAAAAATACAATGTTCCCAGAATGTGTAAATCCTTTTTTAATGAAAGAGGTATGATATCATTTTTAGCATCACGTGAAATTTCTACAAATAATCAAGTATATAAAACTCCTCACTTAGCTGGAGGTATGTTTTTTTGTGAATCCTATTTTCTTAATGAATTACCATTTGACCCTGACCTACCTTATTTGTTTGTAGGTGAAGAAATTTTACATAGTATTCGATTTTTTACTAATGGATGGGATATTTTTACACCATCGGAAAATATTTTATTTCATGAATACACTAGATCAGGTAAACCAAAAATATGGACGGATAATCCATATTATTCTGATATGACAGCTTTTGATAAAGTAAAACATTATTTAGGATTAGACTCGAATATTTCAACTGATAAATATTTGAATTTAGATAAATATGGCTTAGGTAAAGTTAGAACTCTTCAGGAATTTTATGATTTTGCAGGAATAGATCTCGCAAATAAACGTGTAGTCAAAAATTTTTGTAATACAAACAATATAGCCACTGAGGAAGATATAGCCGAAAGTAATAAAATAAAACAAACGAACGGAACTACAACTCCTACTACTACACCTACTACTACTACACCTCAAATTATTATATCATCTTACACACTGTTATCTCTTTGTATAGTAATGTTATTTATTATCTTAATTATATATCGATTACGTTTTAATTTACTTCGACTTTAATGATATCTTCCATTCTTGCTTGCAACTCTTCTTTTTTTCCAGAAGATTTAATATTCAATCTTTGTAATAAATCTTTTAAAACCTTAATCGTAATTTTACCACCATTATTTTTTAATAATGTATATTCGTCTATCACTTCACGACGAATCTTGTCGTCTTGTCCAGTTTCATTTGCTGCAATTGGTGTTTCAGTTTCATTTGCTGAGATTGGTGTTTCAGTTTCATTTGCTGCAATTGGTGTTTCAGTTTCGTTTAAATTATAATTGGATAGATCAAATAAAATTTGATCGTGGTACATTATGATATACCAGTTGTTATATTCAAGGCATTCTTCTAATTCATCTGTTTTTTTCTCAATAACGTGTTTGTGATATGTAAAATAAATATTCGTCATTCCTGTTTGATATTCCTTTACATCCAAAAGATCATCTATAAAAACGGGTTTGTATTGTATATTTGCATTTTTAAACATATTAGTAATATCTAAAAATGACGTTTCTAAACTATCAAGTGTTTTGTTTGTAATTTCATTTTTGTAATACTTGTATTCTATACAATTAAGACAATCTATAATATCATATAAGGAGCTTAATTTGTAAATACTAAAATTATTTTGATGTAAATCAATTGTTGTAAAATCAAATTTTGAATGTTTTGTTTTTACAATACTTTGAGATGGCAATTTCATAATTGGTGTTGTACGTTTTTTAAAAACGCAATATCGATTTAGAAATGAAATGTTTTTTTCACAATCACTTAAATCAAATGATTTTTCATAAATTTCTTGGAATAATTTTGTTTCAATACAATCAAAACCAGCATTTTCCATTGATTGTAATAAACTATTATAATTAATAATCCATTCGTCAGACCCTTCTCCTAATATATTGTTTCCATTTAGTGTAATTTTTAAACGATTTCCATAAATTTTTGTATTATCTAGATTATCTCTTTCTAAAAAGTATATAATCTCACCATCTTTTTCATAACTGCATGTACGCTTGTTTTCTTGAAATAATTCATTGATACGCGTATCATCTAAAAATGTAATAATAAAATAACCACTGTCGTTCAATGCTGTTTCCAAGATTTTCATAATATTTTGAAAATGATCAAGACATCCAAAGAAATAATGAAATCCAAATTGACAACATACTACATCAAATCCCCCCGTGTTATTTTTATAAATAACATCATAACTATCTCCTCTTGTTAAATCTAAATTGAAAAAATTGTAATTTAAACAAGATCTTTCTTGTTTTTGTAAATTATTAAATCTACGTTGACATTCTGTAATATTACGATCTGATATATCATATCCATTTACGTTTTTGATGTTGTTAAACATCCATTTATGCATATCTCCACCTTTACCTGAACATAATTCTAACAACCAGTTTGTATTTTTACAATATTTGTTATAAAGTTGTTCTTTAATCTTGTTATGAAAACGTCTCATCCTTTCAAAATATACATCAGATTTGTCATTTTGTTTTGAATTATAAAATTGTAATAAAAAATCTTTGTCAATAGGATTGTGAATATTATTCCAAATATTACAAGCAACTTTGCTAAAATTACCATGTTTTCTAGGATTAGATGTTTTATCCCATCTAGTTCTCAATGGGAGAAATTTTTTCTCATTTGCATTCCAAACAAATTCTATAACAGTATTGCTAGTATAATAAGTATCTGTCATTTCATCGACTAATGTATCTGGAAAAGTAGTTTCATAAGTAACTACATTTTGTTGATTTGTACCGCATAATTTTTCTATATCAAACAAAACAGGTTGGGTCTTATTATTTGTGTTTTGATTTTTGCCATCTACCACTGGAACCTCACCTTGAACGTAAAGTTGCCATCTACCAATATTATTATCCGAGTTAATTTTAACTGCAAAAAAATCAATTGTATTTAATTCAGCTGGTTTCCATTTTAATAAACTTGACCATTTTTTTGTTTTAGGATAAGGTTCGTTTACAGGTGTAAAAATTAACCCATCATTTTTATATTGTTTTTCATTTACAGAATCAAGAATTTTTTTAGATCCACTAAATACATTTCCAAAATAATACTCTTTACAAATTACATTATAAAATTCCGACTTGTTAAATGACGCTAATAAGCCTTTTAATATTTCTAAACGTCGTTTTAATGGATATTCTTCATTTCCACGTAAATCCAAATTATTAAAATAAAAAATATCGAATGCTAAAAAATAAATTTTGTTATTTACTCTTACCAACTCTCCATCTAAAATACATTTTCTATTTTCTTCATATTTTATATCAGTTTTAAAAATTTTGTGCAAGTTATTATCCATAAAATAAACATCACCAGTTTGATTAACAAATAAGAATGCTCTATCACCATCTGCTTTGTCTGTAACAGAATATTCGTATTTATATAAATTTGAAATTTTATCTTTGCAAAGAGATTCAGGTTGCGCACCTACAAAATATGCTGTATTTGTACAACCCTTGTATTCATTAATAATTGTACGACGTTCCATGTTTGGTGTTATATAAAAATTATTTTGACGGATTTGAGAGATCAAAGTTATATAATCTATTACAGATTTAATATCATCCTTTGTAATTTCTAATTCAACTTCATATTTTTGAATATAAGTTTTATTTGGCATTTCCTGATTTACTATTGTTAAATCAAGATGACCAAATGGCAAATTATAACTAATTCTGTGTTTATATCTGATCGTTTCATATGCATTTAAATCAATTGATTCTAAAGAAATTCCTCGTGTTTTTTCATAAGCTATAGAATAACGAAAATCATAGTCATAAACATCATATTTTTTTATCGTGTTTTTTAATAATACAGTTTCTGAATTATCAGACAAATCAACAATGATTTTAATATTTCCCCTACTTTTATTATTTATTTCATTTTTATAAACTGTTTCTTTTGTATCTTTTATAGTTTTATCAAAACTTGCATCAAACACCTTTTTTAAAGCGTAGAAAAACGGAATATCTACATCAGATTCAAACGCTGTTTTATTGGTTTGTTTGTTTTGATAAAATTTACCAAATCTAATTTCAAATTCATTATTTTTTGCAAGTGCATCCTGCAAAAAATTTATGAGAATGTTTTCATTATTTTCACCCAAATTAAAAAATTGCATAGTCATATTATAGTAATTTACTATAAATATAAATAATTTTCAATTTTTTTCGTGGCTTACGTGGCGTCGTGTGGCGTTAACAATAACTATACCAATCCGGGGAAAAACAAGAACATAGTGGATTACAACAGTAGTAAAAATCGTCACCTAACAAATCACAATCATAATAAAAGCAATCGAGATTATTACATTTTGTTTTTATTTTTGGCACTTCTGACGTCATAGGAGCAGAAGATACCATGTGCGAATTTGGATGCAAATACAAATTTACATTTGTTATATAAGAACAACCTGATGTTCCATTTGTTTTTACCAATTTACGCTTACGTAAACTTGCCATCGTCTGCCCTGTTGTACATGATGTTTTATTCATTTTAGTTTATATTATACCAAAATAAAAAAAATATACGAAATGTTTAGAATAATCGGAAATAATACAAAGATCGCAAAGTATACAGATACTTAAACTGCCATTTGTGCTCGAATTGGTGAATGTGGAAAATATCCAACTATTTCAAAGTCGGAAATAGTCATTTCGTCAAATTGTTTGTATTTGATATCATCATTTAGAATTAATTTAGGTAAAGATCTAGGTGTTCTTTCTAATTGTTGTTTCATTTGATCAATATGATTTTGATAAATATGTACATCACCTCCCATATAAATTAAACGATCAGGTTTCATATCACAACGAATAGCTAAAATATAAGTCAAGACCGCATAGCTAAAAATATTAAATGGATTTCCTAAAAATAAATCATTTGACCTCATATTAAATAAACAACTTAAATAGCGCTCACCATTTCGTTCTGTAACATAAAATTGGCATGAGAAATGGCAAGGCAACAAAGAAGTTTTATCAAAATCTGGTGGATTCCAATATGACATCATAATTCTTCTACTAAATGGGTCTGTTTTAAGTAAATTTTCTATATAAGCTATCTGATCAAAACCTCCGATTTTATTACGATCAATATAGGATGTATCTGCAAAGGCTTGACTGTAATTTGCTCCAAAAAATCTCCATTGCCACCCATACCCCTTTCCTAAAATACCAACGTCATAATGATATAAACCACGTGAATCTAAAAATTCTCTGGATGTATTTCCATCCCATATTTTTACACCACGACGTTGTAAAATCTTAGAATCCGTGTCACCTCTTATAAACCAAAGTAATTCTTCTATACAACTTCTCCATGGAACTCTTTTGGTAGTTAATAATGGCACAGTTTCTGATATATCAAATTCCATTCTATGCCCAAAACTACTAATAGTACCTACACCAGTACGATCAGGTCTAGAGTTACCATTTTCTAAAATGGTTTTAGCTAATTCTAAATACTGTTGTTCTGACAAAATCCAATTTTCGTTATATTTATATTGTAAAAAACGATAATGCAAATCATAAGCCTTATCATATTCTTTTTCAGATACACTAATTAATTTATACGAATTGTCTAAAGGTGTCATAAAACTGTCTGGCTCTAAAGTTGGTTCTGGTTTATAATTATACACTTCTGTCAAGTAAACACGTTCTGGTTTTAAATTATCTTGATCTAAATAATTTTTTTTTAAAAACAAATCATAAATTTCCGAACCACCAATAACATAAACATTTGGATTTATTACTTTGTAGAATTTTACAAATTGCTCAAATGTTAAAAAATACACACTTTTATTTAACTTGTGAAAAGATAAATTTGGCAAAGGTGACATACGTAATAAATGTGGATCATTTGTCAATATTAAATTTAATCTATTTTTTAAAGGACGCCTTTCTCTTGAAATAGAAAACCACGTTTTCCTACCCATCAAAACTACATTTTGATCAATTTTTGAATTTGTAGAAAGGTTTGTCATCGTAATATTTTTAAAAAATTCCATGTCCTTTTGCAACTTGAAAAGCAATGCATTGTTTGCTCCAATTGCTAATCGATTTTTATAATTTGTTACACATGCAATAATATTAATAGGCATAATAACACACTTATTCCTTAACTTGTTTATTAATTATTCATTTTTTTAAATTGAAAATATAATTAAAACATTTTTTAAATTGCAATTTAAAAACATATTATTTGTTTAAAAAGAAATTTTTAAACAAAAACTTAGAGTAATTATGAAAGATACGATACAAAATTATGTATTAGGTATTGATTTCGGTACAACTAATAGTTGTGTTTGTTACTACGAAAATAGAAATTATCATGTTATACCAGATGAAATGGGTAATTACATTACGAAATCTTGTATATATTTTAATCCAGTTTCGGATGAAATATTGTATGGTGATACTGCATATAGATATAAAGATGGCATAAGTAATTTAAAAAGATTATTAGGTGTTACATATACAGATTTTATAAACGATGAGACTTTGTGTTACTTTTTTAAACATTTGCATATAGTCGCTGATAAAAATAATCAATTTTGTGAAATTGTTTTAACATATAACAATGAATTACATAAATTTGGAGTACAATATATTATTGAATTATATGTCAAGTATTTATTACAAAATGCTAGACAATTTCTCAATATTAATGAACAAACTACTCAAAAAATAAATGCAGTTATAACTGTTCCTGTAGAATTTACAAATATACAAAGAACTTTATTAAAAAATATTTTTGAAAATGCAGGTGTAAATGTTATGAGAATTATTAATGAACCAACAGCTGCGATATTACCATATGTAATAAATGATACACAAATTCAAAAAAACAACGAAATAGAAAATATTTTGGTTATAGATTGTGGTGGGGGTACAACTGATTTCACAGTCATAGAATGTGATTATGATGATATATTTTTTGAAGTAAAAAATACACTAGGTGATAATTTTTTAGGAGGTGAGGATATTACAAATAATTTAGTTGATTATGTATTTAAAACAATAAGTTATCAAGATTATTCAATTAAATTGCATAATAAAATACGTAATTCATGTGAAAGTTGCAAGTGTAGTTTAAGTTATCAGCAAAATACTACAATGTATATAGATGATTTCTCAATTGGTATGTCTAGGTCAAAGTTTGTAAATATAAATAAAAATTTTTTTGATACGATTACTGATCGTATTGAAAATGTTACACGCGGATTTGAAATATCTCGTATTGTTTTAGTCGGTGGTACTACGCGTATACCACGTTTTACAGAAATATGTAACCGATTATTTGGTAAAAACATCCCAATTGAAAATACATTAAATCATGATCACGTAATAAGTATAGGTGCTGCTTTACAAGCCCATCTTTTAACTGACACTGATAAAGAAGAAGACACTGTTACTTTATTAGATATTATACCAATGTCTTTAGGTGTAGAAACAGAAGGTGGGATAATGAGTCCTATTATATCTCGATGTAGTATTATACCAACAAGTAAAACTGAACTGTTTAGTAATTCTGATAATGATGAATTTATTGATATAAATGTTTATCAAGGTGAACGAAAATTTGTAAAGGATAATTTATTTCTAGGAACATTTAAGATAAAGGTACCTTGCATAAATCAAATAAGAAGAAATTCTGTTATTATTTGTGTAACATTTGATATTAATTCAGATGGTATGTTAATTGTAACATCTAAAAATAAAACAACTAATGATAAATTTATAGAAAATGAAACGAGTATTGTCATAAATGAATATATTAAAACCGATGCAAGTAAACATGATAATTATACCTACAGTGACGATTATGATAAAATAGAAGATTCTGAACTTGCACATAAAATTTTAGCAAAAATAGAATTAAATAATGTTTATCAAATTTTAAAAAAACAAAATGACACTGGTAAAATAGAATTATTAACAGATATTGAAGACGTTATTCTAAATTTTAAAAATTATACAATAAAACAATTACAAGATTATAAAACAACTTTACAAAGTAAATTTACAACAAAGTTTGATATGATTTAAATTTATTTTTACATTTTAATTTTAAAAAGTTTATTTTCAAAAGTTTATTATATATGTCAGAAACTAATTCGATTTATTCTAATTTAGAAGAGAAATGTACAAGTGATAAAATAAAATCTGACGAGTATATAATCGGTAATAAATTGGGTAGCGGAGCTTTTGGTACAACTTATATGGCAAAAAAACTGGGAGATAATCGTAATTTCGTATTAAAAAAAATAAAAATAATAATAAAAAACCCCGAACGATTAATTGCAATTCATTCTGAAATTAATATTTTACAAAAAATTGCAAACTCTGGTTGTACAAAAGATATTTTATGTTACCACGATCATTTTATTGATTGTAGTAATCCAGATAATATACAAATGGTAATTGTTACACTTGCTTTCGAAAATGCAGTTACATTAGAAACGTTTATAAAAAAACGGAATATAAAAAATCAAATCAAGGAATTAGAAAATGAAATCGAGAAATTAAAAGATGAAATAAATGATACAAATGATGATACAAATGATGATGATACAAATGATGATGATACAAATGATGATGATACAAATGATGATGATACAAATGATGATGATACAAATGATGATGATACAAATGATGATGTAGAAAGATCAAGTTTAGAAGAACGACTTAATGTTTTCGAAGAACGACTTAATGTTTTCGAAGAACGACTTAATGTTTTGAATGATAAGTTGAAAAAAAATGTAAATTATTCCCCAGAAGTTTCGCCTCGTGTATTATTAAAGATAATTTTTAATATTTTAAAAGCGCTTGAACATTTAGAAAAATTATGTATAGGTCATGCTGATATTAAACCAGATAATATTTTAATAAACCCAAACACCTATGATATTCAGATTATTGATTTTGGTATATCGTGTACAGATAACTTTGACTTTTCAAAAAAAGGTAAGTGTAGTGAATCTGAACGTACGTGTCGTATATCTGGAACTTTATTATATAATTCTCCGGAACTAATAGAAAGTCGACTTCGAAAAATAACAATGATTTCTCCAAAGGATATGCAACTATCAGATGTATTCAGTTTGGGTATAGTATTTTACAGACTTGCAAATGCTATATTTCCATTTCCTGAAAAATTACAAAAGACTAAGAATGAGCTTATGGCAGTATATGATTTGTTACCATATTATAAAAAGACAAAAATCGATTCTCATTATAATCAAAATAAAACACCACTTGATCAAAAAATTAATAGATTGATTGAATCAATGTTAACTGTATCACCTGAACAAAGACCTAGTCTTTCAAATTTATTACAACAAACTCAAAATCTCATAAATGAGTTACAACAAACTCAAAATCTAAATGAGTTTTAAATAAATATAATAAAACATGTAATATTTTTATTTAAAATTATAAATTTTTTATAAATAAAAACAGCTTAATAAAAATGGTTCAAGTAAATGTTTACGGTGATGCAAAGGCAACGTGTACTCAAAGAGTGTTAATTTTATTGGAAGAATTGAGTTTAAAATATGATATGCGACCGGTTGATTTAAGTAAGGGTGAACAACGTGGTGAAGAGTTTATGAAATTGCAACCATTTGGAAAAGTACCAGCACTTGAATATGATGATCGTGTGCTTTTTGAATCACGAAGTATTTTGCGATATGTTGCAAAAAATAACAATGATATTGTAGATTTATTGGGTGATGCAGATACTGATATTTGGTTAGAAGTAGAATCTCAAAATTATAATCCTCACGTTAGTAAAATTGTTAATGAACGTTTATTTAAAAAGTGGAGAGGGGAAAAGCCTGATATGACAATTGTTGAAAATGAACTAAAGGCGTTGGAAGCTGTTTTAGATGTATACGAACGTAGATTATCAGATGTTTCTTTTATTGGTGGTGACCATTTTAGTATTGCAGATATTTCTCATATTCCATATACAAATTACATGTTGCGTTGTGGTTATAAAGAATTGTATAAATCTCGTCCAAATGTATATAGATGGGTTAAACAAATTATTAAACGACCTAGTGTTAAAAGTTTGGTAGGTGATTTGTAATTTTTCAAAATTGATTTTTATATATTTTACCATTGTTTCCCACTGTCGAAAAATTTAAATGATTCCCAATCACCATCACCACCACTCCATTTAATAGTATCATCATGATTCATCATGAACCTGCCATCTCTTTTATTTTTAATTCTATAAGCTTTATTCATTCTAACCACATCACTACCATCTACCTTTAGATTTGGAGTCTGGAATGTACTGTTTGTACCACTTTGCTGTGAATTAAAGGTATATTCTTGATTATCAGCATAAACCCGTAGTCGATTATAATCAGTTCCATCAATTAAATGTTGCCCAAGTTTTAACTTTTTCTCAGTTAATTCAGTATTACCACCTACCTGTAAATTTGGAGTCTCGAATTTACTACCAGTTTGCTGTGAATTAAAGGTATATTGTTGATTATCAGCCTTAACTCGTAGATGATTATATTCAGTTCCATCAATTAAATGTTGCCCAAGTTTTAACTTTTTATCAGTTATTTCAGTATTCTCTCCTGCTTTAATTTTATTTGGAGAATAGAACTCTCCACTCCAAGATTGATCAGAACCTTTGTGGAAGGAGTATGATTTAGCATTTCTACCATCTGCATCTTGTGCTGTGATTACTAATTTATTATCATCAGTTCCATCAATTATATGGTTTCCTATTTTTAACTTTTTAACAGTTAATGCACCATTTGCAGTTAATTCACCATTTGCAGTTAAACTAGTAGTTGTAATACCAGTAGCTAGAATGGATCCAGATGTAATACCACCAGTAGTAACGTTAATGGATCCAGATGTAATACCCCCAGATGCTATAAGAGGTCCTCCTGAAACTCTAAGACCACCTGCACCATCAACTTGAATTGGATTACTATTACTAGGTGCTTTTAAAACAGCTCCTTGATTGAATGTAGCTAGTGAATCAAATGTCATAGCACCTCCTACTTTTAAATTGCCAGTTGTAATGCTACTAACTGCGATAGATCCACCTGTAATACGAGTAGCTGCAATAGTACTAACGTTAATGGATCCAGATGTAATATCAGTAGCCTTAATAGACCCAGATGTAAGACCACCACTAATCTCCACGGGTCCTGTAAATGTAGAAGGATTTATATCATCTGAGGTAACGTTGACACCACTATTGAATATAGCTCTCATACTGAATATATTTTGTTGTTGTAATCCTGTTATGGCAGTTTTTAATGATCCAACACTACCTTGTAATGTAGTTAAATCAGTGGTTTTTGCATAAGGTGTTAAATCAGAAGTTTTTGCGTAAGGAGTTAAATCAGTGGTTTTTGCGTAAGGAGTTAAATCAGTGGTTTTTGCATAAGGTGTTAAATCAGTAGTTTTTGCATAACCATCTATAGAAGCAGCTTTTATACTAGTAACATTTAATGTTCCAATAGTTGCATTTGTAATATTTACAAAACCTAATAAATCAGATCTACTATTGGCTGCCAAGTTTATACCTGCCTTAAATGTTTGTGTACCAACAAACTCATTTGCTGATGATTTGAATGCATATGGTGCAAGATCAGTTTTTAATGCATATTCCCCTCGAGCTTGATAAGTTGCTGCAAGATCAGCGGTTTTTGCATAAGCTGCTAAATCAGATGTTTTTGCGTAAGCTGCTAAAGCGGAATTAGGAGCATAATCACCCCTAGGTTGATAACCTGCTGCTAAATCAGCGGTTTTTGCATAAGCTGCTAAAGCGGAATTAGGAACATAATCCCCCTTAGCTTGATAAGCTGCTGCAAGATCAGTGGTTTTTGCATAAGGTGCTAAATCAGAAGATTTTGCTAAATTAGCTAAAGCGGAATTTGGAACATAATTAGCAAGATCAGAAGTTTTTGCATAAGAATTTAAATCTTTGCTTAAAGCATATTCTCCCCGAGGTTGAAAATTAGCAAGATCGGCAGATTTGGCATAACCAACAAGATCTTTACTAGAAACATACTCACCTTTAGTTTGATAATTTTCAAGTTCGCTTAAAGAAGCATATCTTCCTGCTGGTTGATATTTAGTTAAATCAGAAGCTAAAGCATAATTAGATAAATCTGATTTTGTTGCTACATTAGTAGGAACGACAGGTATATCAGTTTTTTTTGCGTAATTAGCAAGTGCTGCATTTACATTCTTTAAAGCAGTATTTATATTACTAGCTAAATCGGTACGAAATGCATAGTTCCCCCGTGTTTGATAAGTAACTGGTAAACTATTTCGTAAATTGTCAAATTCAGTTTTGGATGGATATGACATTTATATATATTATTATAATAAAAAAATAATAACAATAAAATTAAATAAAATAACAATAATTAAGGTGTAATTTGCCAACATAAATATAAATTAGAATCAGTCCATCCTGATCCTAAACTATCTATACGATAAATCACAGCATCAAAAGTAGTTGTTGTTAATTTTTTAAATGAAACTGCATAAACATTTGTATTATCTGTAGTTGTTTTTAAATTACCAGTGATTTTATAATTTGTATTATCCATTGTTCGTCCTATAGAAATATTTCCAATAGTGCATACACCAGTTCCGCTAAAACTATTAACATATGTAGTTCCGTAAATACTTGATATATTTTGATCACCTACAAAAAGTGATCCACCTATCCAAACATCTTTTGTTATAGCTATTCCTCCAGCCACCGTTAACGTTCCGCCTGTACCAACACCAGTTGAATTTGTTGTAGAATGACATATTACAGATCCAGATGAAGATATACTCATAACATTTGTAACTCCTTGATACCATTTGAAACCACAATTTAGATTAGGTGTACTTGACCACATATTTGAATTTTCCATACCGATAGAATAATCTACATCGGTTCCACTTAATTCTGGAGATAAAATAATTTTACTTCCAGGAGATCTTGTTGTAACACTAGGTTGTCCAGAACCATTTGGTACAAAATGAATCCCGCTAGTTCCTATTACTGTATTTCCAGCAATATTTAAACAACCACCAGATACATCGGTTATATTGTTGTCACCTATATTGTGAGATGAATTTATATAAACAGATCCTATTACATCAAAATCGTGTATTGGTGATGTATTATTAATACCAACGTTACCTCCTGTTATATATAAATTACCTAATGTAGAACAATCTGACATAATTAAATTACTTGTACTAACGTTTGTGAAAACTGAATTTGCAATAGTAGATTTAGTTACACATAATTCACCAGATGTAATTGTTGTAGCATTTAAGGTACCGTTAACATCGAATTTAAAAAGTGGATTTCCATTATTAATACCTACATTACCATTTTGTAAACATTGTAAAATTAAAGTTCCTGTATTACCAGTATAAATGGATAAATTACCCGAAGATCCAGATAAATACACACCATTTGTATCACCGGGACCTAATTGTAAAGAACCACTGCTATTAACATTAATGTGTAAATTTGAGCTTGGAGACATAGTACCTATACCGACATTACCACCTGTTGTAAAAATAGATCCAACTGTATTTGAATTTGATATTGAAACAATACCTGTACCTACGAATAAACGTTTACCAATACTTGCACCACCAGGAGTAGAAAAACTTCCACCATTTGTTACAGAAACGGCATCAGTTGATGTTTGAATAGATATACCACCAAATACTACCAAAGATCCTGTACTATAGTTAATTGCGTCATCCGTTGAAGTTAATGTAAGATAAGAAAATGTACTTGATGTACTATCACCTCCTGAAATTATACCACCTATATATAAATCACCAGAGACGTGAGTATTACCGTTAACATCTAAACGATAACTTGGATTTTGAATATTTATACCGACATTACCATTTTGCGTATACAAGTTACCTAATGTGTTATCTGCCAGTGAAATAATACCTCCACTGGAACGAATTACACCACCCACGTCTAATTCCACTTCTGGACTTGTAGTATTAATACCAACTGATCCAGATGAATTGATATACATTGATATATTTTCTGTATATCGATTTCCGTCTGTATTACTAAAAGTGTCGAATGCTAATACACCAGCTCGTAATCTGATTCTATCAGGATTCAGATTTGTATATTCTTGAAATAATAACAATTCTGTTTGATTAGCATTTCCAGTGCTTTGTGATGTTATAACGGATGATGTAGATCCAAGATACATGTCAGCAAGATTATAAATAGAACCAGTAGTAATGTTAGGTATGTGTGCAAATCCAGATGATATGGATGTAGCTTTTAAATTACCTACTGTGATCTCACCGCCTACGTATAAATCTTTTGATATACTTGCACCACCTAGTGCTGTTAAACTACCACCTGATCCGAGACCTAAACATTGATCTGTGTTAAAAATACGTAGTGAACCTGTATCTAGACCGACCCAATCATTTATAGATATATTTGAAGAATCAGGATCATTAACAGTATATGCTAATGTAAATGTATTAGAATCTGCTTTGTAATATTGTGAAGCGTATACTTTATTAAAAATTTGGAATGTTGAACCTGTAGTTGGTTGTGTTGTCCATGGTGTATTAACAGTTATTGTTTTAGAGGAACCTATATAATCTATTATTTTACGAACTTGATTTATACCGCCCCCGGATGTTATTTTTATAAAGCAATTTACATAATAATCATCTGATGATGAAGTGTCTCCATTTAATACAGCTGTTGTACTAGTACTAGATGCAATAGTGCTTGATAAAATAGGTGTATCATCATTAACAATACTACCTAGACCACTGTCGTTTTCTATTTGATATCGTTGAAATAAAATACCAGCATCTCGGTTAGTTATAGGTGAGCTATTGACAACAATTAAATTATCATATACATTTACTGTTTGTGAAACGATTTGAGTTTGAGTACCATATACAGTTAAATTTCCCCCAATGTGAACATCCTTTTCAAAGCTAGCACCTCCACGTATTGTTAATGCACCACCTTGGGTACTACTTATAGAATTACTTGAATTATCAATACTTAAACCTCCATATACGACTAAAGAACCAGATGAAGAATTTGTCGATGGGTTAGTTGCTCGTACTCCAGTTCCAGATAATGAATCTACTAAAAAAATATTATCACCAGAATCATCTAAACATCTAAATTTAATAGAAGATGACATGTATTACAATAAACTGTTAAAAAAAGTTTAATAAAAAAACTTTAATAAACTTTAACTAAAACTTTAATAAACTTTAACTTAAAATGAATTTGTTTATTATTTTTGCAAATCTTTTACCAAGTTTGTTAATTGTTGTATAGCTGCTACTAAATATGGTATAATACGTTCGTGTTTTATATTTTTAAAAATGTCTCCACTATTTAAATCTGTAAATTCCGAAACTGCATATGGTATTATTTTTTCTACTTCTTGCGCAATAAAACCAACATCTTTTGATCCTCTTTTACTTATATTTGCAATATCATCTTTCCAAAAGAATGTAACTGGTTCCAAGGTATTAATTATATCAAGTGCATCGGTATTCTTAATAGGTGTGATAGTATGTTTTAGACGTTTATCCGAAATATTACCAAAAGAGGTGATATCACCAGTAAGAACCAAGTTACCTGTAGTCAATTGCATAGAAGCTGATGTATTTGTATACCATTTGTATCCACCAAAAGGTGATGAATTCCACATGTGTTCATTTTCTATTCCTATAGCGTATGGTGTATTGACATCTACAGTTCCTTTTGAAACAACAAAACGAGATCCATTCCCACCATATACAGTGGCTGTAGGTGATGCTAATAGATTATTAGTTGCAACTATATAATTACCAAAATTTAGAGTTTTTTCAACACCAACACCACCGGATACTTTTAAAGAGCCCGAATAAATATCAGTTGAATCTATTGTACTAGTTATAGAAAGGGAGTTGTCACTTGCATTTAAGATAATAGGTATTGATGTTTGATTACCAGCTATTAATTTTAATGAAGTGGCTGTATCAGACATTATATAACTTGATCCAGCTAAAGAGGAACTATTATAAGGATTTGAATAACCAGCAAATAATTTTGTATTGGATAAATAATCATTAAATTGTATAGATGAATTACCGACACTTGAATTGTTTCCGATTTGTAATACATTATCTGAATTTGTTGTAGTAGTAATGATAGAACCACTTGTAGCATTTATAAATCTACAATTACCAGAAACATCTAAACGGTAACTTGGAGTTGTTGTACCAATTCCAACATTACCATTTGTATACGCTATATTATTACTAAAAGACATCCATTGTGATGAAATGTTACTAGCACTGTATAATGCTCCATTTTGATATAAATTACCTGTAAAATTAATGTTTCCAGTGGTAATATCAGTTGCTAGTAAAGTATTTGTTGTAGAAGAAGTTGATATAATATCAGTAAATCTTCCTGTTCCATTAACATCCAGTGTATAAGAGGGGTTAGTGGTGGCTATACCTACAGAACCATTAGTGTATGCTATATTATTATCAAAAGTCGTCCATTGAGAAGAGTCATATAATGAACCATTTTGGTATATATTTCCAGTAAAATTGATGTCAGAGGTTGTGATGGTACCAGCAGTTACATTAGTACTAATAAGGTTGGTTGTTGTAGAATTGGTTGAATTTAGATTAATAAAATTACCAGAACCATTGACGTCTAAATGAACAGTTGGGTTAGATGTGTTGATTCCGATGTTACCACCTACCAATAAATTTTTAAAAATGGATGCTCCACCCATTATTGTTATAGCTCCTCCCCTAGTAACACTTGATGCATTTGTTGTACAATCAATACTTAATCCGCCATTGTATAATACGACTGCTCCAGTTGATCCATTTGTAGATTGTGATGTTGAATATAAAAGGAGTTCACCGTAGGTGCTTGTACTTATACGAGCATTGTTTCCTATAAGACCTATATTATTGTAATCATTTACAAAGTCTAAAGAATTAGCAATATCAATTATTTTTTTAGATGTTGCCATAAGATCTACTCTACTTATTATATAATATTATTTTTTTATTCAGAAATAATATTAATTTTAAGTTTTATTAGGTTTTAATTGTATTTTTTATTTACAATCTTTTTTCTAATTCTGTAATGCGAAGTTGTAATTTTTGTATAGCACCAACTAGATATGGAATTAAACGTTCGTGTTTAATATTTTTATAAACATTACCACTGTTCATTTCTTGGTATTCAGCTACAGCTTGTGGGACAACTTCTTCAACTTCTTGGGCAATGAAACCAACATCGTGGCTTCCACGTTTAGATTCGTTAAAGATATCATCTCTCCAGTCGAATGTAACAGGACGAAGAGATTTAACAGTGTTTAATGCTGATTCACTATCAATATCGATGATATTTGTTTTAAGACGTCTATCAGATAAACTTCCAAAAGCAGTTATATCACCAGTTGCGACAAGATTACCATTAAGAGCAATGTCGGATGTTTTTAAAGCTCCTGCAGTTAAAGCAGTAGCAACAATATTAGTAGCAGTTGCGTTAGTAGCAGCCAACATACCAGAGCTGACAGATGTAGAACCTACGATTGTAGTAGCTAAGACAGATCCTGCAGTTAAAGCAGTAGCAACAATGTTGGTAGCAGTTGCATTGGTAGCAGCCAACATACCAGAGCTGACAGATGTAGAACCTACGATTGTAGTGGCTAAAACAGATCCTGAAGTTAAAGCAGTGGCGACAATATTAGTAGCAGTTGCGTTAGTAGCAGCCAACATATCAGAGCTGACGGATGTAGAACCTACGATTGTAGTAGCTAAGACAGATCCTGAAGTTAAAGCAGTAGCGACAATATTAGTAGCAGTTGCGTTAGTAGCAG